CCTCAGAGTTGTCATACTTGAAAGTAGTGCTTTGATAAATTGGCACTTCAATCGGCTCACCATTTTTTGGGGTATATCCACCCCTCACACATATAGTGTTTACTGATAGTTTCTTTGTTTCCATATTGTGTTAAAATTATACCTTACTTGCATATTACTTGCATTCCTACTTCTTTGCAAGCAAATCCATTAGCTGCTTGATTTGAGCATCCTTGCTCTCTACTTGCTTGCGCAGGTCTTCAATCTGTTCTTTCAGCAACTCTACTTCTTTCGAATCATTATTGCTAACAATCTGTTTATTGTGATGGGCATTATCCTCGTTCACCATATTTATATTAGGTGTTCTGTCTTTACCGAAAACCCAGTCACTTGGACTAACGGCAGCTTTATCATCAAACATTTCGCCATCAGAATTTACTAGCCATTCTTTTCTCAGACCTAGATTGTAGCAAATCTTTTGAATATCATTCTTGGTGAAAGAATACTTTGTATTACTTTCGCTCATCTTTTTATTAAGATTAGCTTGGTTTATGTCTATCACCTTGCAAAACTGAGACATCGACTTGAATTTACTTATATCGAAGCAAAACTTTAAGTTCTTCGCAATATCATTCATAATTCTTAAAATCTGTTTAGAAATTACACATTATGCGCCACCTTTCGTAAACAAATGTTAAATAACCAAGAATAACAAAACTTTCTCTTCAAAAAGTTTGGTTATTTGAGGTTATTTCCGTACCTTTGCAATCGTTAATCAGTTACAACACTGATAGACGAAAAAGGTGGGACGGAGTTCAAAACACCGTCTAAGCTATTTATCCACTGCAAAGATAGTTATTTAACTTCGTTCCACCAAACTTTTTTGGTTAAATATAGTTATTTGAAGAGAAATAATGAAGATAGAATATAATCAAGAAGAGGTTCGTCAGAGGGTTGCAAAGGTTATAGAGTTGGGCAACTATAAGTCCACAAGGTCGTTTTCGATTGATGTTGGTCTCGATTGCTCTAACCTATCAAAGATGCTAAGAGGTAAGCAGAATTTTACCAAGGCAGCTATGATGGCTATTTGCTCTAACCTAAAGGTTGATTTACAATGGCTCGCCTACGGAAAAGGTGATGCACCTGTAATGATAGGTCAGATAGATGACGCAACACAATTACGAATCGAAAAGGCAAGACTTGAAGAACGAGTACAATGCCTAGAAAACGAAAAAGCATTTCTGCAAAGGATGCTTGAAAAGTAATAGGAGAATAATAAAATGGCAACACCGAAGAAGAAAGTAGTGGTCGAAAAGATTGCTAAGAAATGGCTATCAACTGATGAAGCTGCATCATACATAGGTATGGGAAAGTCGTTCATCGTTGAATTGAGAAAGAGCGGAAAGCTACCACACTGCATGATAGGTCACTCTGCATTCTTCCTCGCAAGCGATATAGATAATCTGCTTGAAAGCCATCGTGTATATTAGAGTTCTGTTGTTTAATATCACCAAGTGTGGTGGATGGGCGAGTTTTTAACTATTTCTTTTATATGCTCGCCCAATATGGTTTCATAGCTCAGATGGTTAGAGCGGTCGGCTGTTAACCGATAGGTCGTAGGTTCGAATCCTGCTGAAACCGCAATTCTTTTAGAATCAGATTATCACTACAAGTGATGAAACTGAAAGCTAGAGAAGAGTTCTTTGACATATTGACGCACAGAATATAGTATGCGTGGAAAAGAAGTAGCCGGAGAGCATCAATGGATGCCGTGACCTGGCGAAAAGGACGCACGACATACGAAAAACTAGTCAGTAACAGATATTACATAGACTATACCGATGAACTATGCTGAAACATCAGCACAAGCAAAGGGCATAATATAGGTCTGTATCGTTTGCTATGTAGTATTCTAGTCGAAGTATGTATTATTGCCATCTTACGTGTAAGATATTTATAATATGTATGGAGTGTCATACGGAACGTCAATGCTAGCTGTATCGGGAATACGGAAACGATTAATATCGTGGCATTCACAAACGACAGAAAGTTCCATGGTTTTAGATACATAAAACAGCAGGGTATGGTGTAAGTGGTATTCTTGCACACCTCGCACAATAGATGATACCTCTTTTTATCGTGTGAGATAGTGGCGGTTCGATTCCGCCTCCCTGCACAAATTTTCAATTATTATTAGATAGTACAACGTTTATTACGAATATAGAAGTCTAGCTAACTCTGAACAGAGTTAAGTCAAAGAATGAGACTTAAACACTACTTAAAGTAGAGATTACTTTCTCAATACTTTAATTAAATAACAACAAAGAGATGTTTAGTGTAAACGGAAGCACGTCATACAACTTGAAGATACCGTTCTTATCGTATGGAAGTGTTGGTTCGAATCCGACAATATCTCCAAAGTTCTAAATGTTTTTGCATAAATATTTTATTTGATTACTTGTTTGTTTATATTTTAATTAACAAAATTTGAATTTGAATTTGACAATGATGGCAATGCAGTCTGTCTGTGAAGATAGGCTGCACAAATCGCAGGTTGGAGCAGTGGTAGCTCGCTAGGTTCATGTCCTAGAGGTCGCAGATTCGAATTCTGCACCTGCAACACTCATTTTTTTGGTTATAAGGTTATAAGGTAAAGTTAATTAGTTTTCTAAATTTTAGCATCAAGTTCGTGAGAATATGATGCTTCTGGTTCTATGGTGTAACGGTAGCACAAGAGATTTTGGTTCTCTTAGAGATTGTTCGATTCAGTCTGGAACTACTCAATATCAATACATTTTTTATTATTAATTATCTTTCATACTTGTATGACAGCTTGTGAAAGTAGTTGTACTTTATTTGGAATCGGCACTTTTTAAGTGCTTTGTTTACTTAAATAATTTATTTTTTCTCAACTGCTTGGGATAAGTCGTTGAGTTTTGCCCTTAAAGCAATTAGGTAATGCGCTACATACGTAGATTTAATACTCCGACCAGTATGTAGAGAATATGGCTCGATACCATCTAAGGGCGCATTTTTTACTTTGTCATAAGAAAATGATTAAATTTTAAAATTAGGCTGTTTTTCCTTGGCGGTCAGATTATTAAGTTAGTCTGCCGCCAAGGTTTTTAAGCGAAAAGAACATGAAGATTATATATAGTATAAAGGTTCACAGAGACCACTTGAAAACGCTGCAAGGTCTGAAATGCTTGCAGTATGTTGATGTCGGTGAAGATGGCAAGTCAATTACTTGTCAGTTCAAAGACAACAAGACTAGAGGTTGTCTGATTGCTCATACAAATGATTGGCTTGTTGAATTTGCGACAGGAGAATGGCAGAAGTTTGGTGATGCTGCTTACCAACAACTAGTTTGGAATCCGAGCAACGTATCTAAAGAATATTAGCTATGGCTGCTGCTAGGGTTATTCAACACAAGTACACATCGAAAGATGGTACTGAGTACGATAGTAAAGAAGAATATCTGTATCACCAAATTCTTCTTACTGATAAACGAGTTTCTTGTATTCACAGACAAGTAAAACTCAGTATATTCAAATCCCTTTATATGATTGTGCCGAAACAGCTCAAAACAAAGGTTCGGTACGATAAAAGACTGATGGTTAGCGGTCATAGCTATAAACCAGACTTCATATTTTGGGAAGATAAAAAGTTGATTGTATGTGATGTGAAATCTAAGTACACCCATTCTCTCAGGGAGTTCAGAATAACTGCCAAGGGGTGTATCAATAAGATTGTTGCACACAACAAGAAACGTCATAATGGTGAGCCGTTTGTGGTTTTTCGTGAAGCTATCCATATCAAGAAGAACGAATGGAAGATAATCGACTACCCACCTGACGGAAATAGTTATTGTGAGATTTAATTCATTCATAATTTATTTAAAATTTATAGTTAGTTATGTAAACCGCCCCTACGCCGACTAAGGTTGCCGTAGAATAGGATGTGGAGTTGCTCTTTGGGCAAGAGTATGAATCGAAAACGCACCAAGGGGAAATAAAACCTCTCGTAAGTTTGGCATGTGGTGTGTCTTTTGAAACCTCGGAAACGAAGCATCCTTTTAAAAACAGTTTAAAAGATGAATACAAAAGAATTAGACGGTTATCTGAAATTTCTCTCAGAAAAACAGACTGCCGTTCAAGAAAGCGGTTTTGACGTTGAGGATAGTGATTTGAGTCCTCAACTATTCCCATTTCAAAAGTATTGTGTTAAGCGAGCATTGAAAGTTGGTCGCTTTGCTATGTTTGAAGACTGTGGATTGGGAAAGACGTACCAGCAATTAGAGTGGGCACAACAAGTGGTTAACCACACTAATAAACCTGTTCTTATTCTTGCGCCATTGGGTGTTATAGGTCAGACAATCAAAGAAGGAGTTCATTTCGGCTACAAAGTAACTGAGATTGCTCTTACGACATTCGACCAGGACTTGGATGCTGGTATCTATATTACCAACTATGATAATATGGATAACATTGATGCTTATCTGTTTGGGGGGGTCGTTCTTGATGAGAGTTCAATATTGAAGAACTTTGCAGGTAAGACAAGAACCGCTCTTATTGAGGATTTCAAGAATACACCTTATAAGTTGTGTTGTACTGCAACGCCTTCTCCAAACGACACAACCGAGCTTTGCAATCATGCAGAGTTCTTGAATATTATGACAAGAAACGAAATGCTTGCGATGTACTTTGTTCATGATGGCGGTTCTACATCTGATTGGAGACTGAAAGGTCATGCACAACAAGATTTTTGGGATTTCGTTTCTACTTGGGCAGTAATGCTCAGTAAACCATCTGATATTGGTTTTAGCGATGATGGATATATTCTTCCACCAATGAATGTTATTGAAGACTACATCGTTACCGAGAAGAAAGATAACGGTGCTCTCTTTAATGATATGGCTGTGTCTGCAACGGATTTCCATAAAGAGCTTAGAAGAACTATCAAGCAACGTCTTGAAAGAGTTGCTGAGATTGTTAATGCTTCTTCTGAGAATTGGATTATCTGGATTGGGCAAGATGAGGAAGGCAAGGTTCTTCGTGAACTGATTCCCGATGCAGTTGAGGTTAAAGGTAGTGATAGCAAGCAATACAAGAAAGATAAGTTGCTCGGATTTGCTAACAACGAGTTTAGGGTGCTTGTCACTAAGTTGAAGATTGCATCATTCGGTCTTAACTATCAGAACTGCCGTAATCAGATGTTTGCTTCACTTGATTTTTCATTTGAAGCTACCTATCAAGGTATCAGACGTTCATATCGCTTCGGTCAGAAAGATGAGGTGAATATCCACATCATTACTCTTGATACGATGCAGAACGTGAAATCATCATTCGAGGAAAAGCAAAAGCAGTTCCTTGAAATGCAGAAGTCTATGACCGAAGCTATGTGTCGTAACATCAATAATCAGATAAAGTTAAAGAAGATGGAAGTTGACAACAAGTATCAATCAAAAAACTGTGACATTCGCCTAGGCGATTGCGTACAGCTCATTCAGAATGTTCCCGATGAGAGTATAGGTTTCTCTATTTTCTCTCCACCATTTGCGGAACTTTACACATATTCCGATAAGTTAGAGGATATGGGTAATTCAAAGGACTATAAGGAGTTCTTTACTGCCTTCAAATATCTTGTTAAAGAACTATACAGAGTTCTTTGGAGCGGTCGTAACGTTGCCGTTCATTGTATGGACTTGCCTATCCAAAAAGGCAAGGAAGGATATATCGGTCTTCGTGACTTCTCAGGTATGATTCTTGAAGCATTTCAAGAAGTAGGCTTCATCTATCACTCAAGAGTAACGATTTGGAAGAATCCTGTAACTGAAATGCAGAGAACAAAGGCACTCGGTCTTCTCCATAAGCAAGTAAAGAAAGATGCGGCTATGAGCCGTGTCGGAATCCCTGACTATCTTATGGTATTCCGTAAGGAAGGCGAGCATGAACACCCAGTTCATTGTGATATATCTGTTGATACTTGGCAAAAGTACGCCTCGCCAGTGTGGATGGATATTGATTATTCTAAAACACTTAATGGTATTAAGGGTCGTGACGAGAATGACGAGAAGCATATCTGTCCATTACAACTTGAAACAATCGAGCGAGCAATAACTCTTTGGAGTAACAAGGGTGATAAGGTTCTTACACCATTCCTTGGAATCGGTTCTGAGGTTTATCAGTCAATTAAGATGGGTCGCTTTGGTGTCGGCTTTGAATTAAAGGATAGTTACTTTAATGAAGCTGTAAAGAATTGTAAAGCTGCCGAGGCTGATACAAATGCACCTACATTGTTCGATATGTAGTTTTTCATTTGCCCTTATATATGCTCACGTGAATCGGTGCGGTGGAACTTGCGTGAGGTTCACTTTGTAATAGTCTGAGCATTGCACCGATTATTCTTTGGATATTATTTTCTTTCATAACCAAGCCCAACCGATGATAGTGTTCCTTGGGCAAGAACGATAATGGTACGACACTGATAGAAATAGTAGCACTCTTGAAATTTGGTGGCTATCATCGGTACTTTAGATGTCTTTAGAGTAGGTCAATGCTTAACGAGCCAAGGCAGTTCCGACCGACCATCGGGAAATAGTCAATACAATCCTTGTAGGATTCATCACTTAAATTTTGCCAACTGCCGAGGCTCATTTTTTTCAAAGTATGGGAGGTGTATAATGGCGAGATTAACGATTGAAGAATTAAAGAAAGACCCATTGACAAAAGGCGATTTTGAGCGTATGAAAATTATGGGATTAGACCCAAATGAGCCTTGGGCGTTAGTTTGTAAGATATTGGATTTTTGTGACGATGGTTACTTTAATATGAGAGCTTTGAATCTATTCTCCATATATGTAACTGGTTACTTCGATTGTTATCGTAGATTAAATTCTGAAAAGATAGAAAAGATTAAAAAAGTTTTTGGATAATGAAAGGTATGTATTATATATGTTATCTTGTTGCTATGCTTGTTCTTGTAGTTGCTGCCGAGATAATCAACTTCGCAAGCAAGACTGTATGCGGAAAGAAAGTTATAACGAGGTTTGAATTATGATTGATAAGAATAGTGAGAAATATAAAAACCTGATAGACTGCGGATATTCGGAAGAAATGATAGACGCAGCCTATAAGTACGCAGACAAGAATGTTGCGTATGGTGGAAGTGACGGCTATGATGATGCGCTTGCTTATGTAATAGCTTTGGCATTCATCGGAGGATATAACCATGCAAAAGACAACGTTATTAAAAAGCTAGGACTATGAGTATAATTTTATTTGCGCTTGCTGCAACCGCTCTTATGTTTGCAGTTGTTGGCGCAATAGCGATGATGCTAGGTCTGGATAAAGAAGATTAGCAAAATGAGAAGTGAATCAAGACGCAGCCAGCTCGGCCACGAAAGATATATGAGAAATCGTGAAGAAAGACTGCAAAAGCAAAGAGATTATTACAGAGATAATACTGAACTTTGCAAGGCTAGCGTAAAGCGATGCAAAAAGAAAAGAGTCGAAAGAGAAAGATTATTATTGTTTAATTAATTAAATATGTAGCTATTATGGCAAAAGACAAAATTAAGTTGGTTTTTGAGATTGACCGTTTTAAGGTTATCGGTTGTGTCGCACGTAACTGTGAGACAAAGGAAGAGTACGAGGAATTGGTGAAAATCATCAATGGTACTGATGAGGTTGTTCGCAATGACAAAGAAATTGAGAAGACAAACTGTGTACTGATTCTCGACCAGTTGTTGCACGACAATGAGAATTTGGCTCTTCGCAAACGCCTGGAGAGCGAAAACGAAACACTCCACAATGGCGAAGGTGACGGTAATGGTGATGGTAACGTAAAGTGCATCGAAATCAAAGACGAGGTTGCCAAGGACTTATTCGATAAGCTTGCGTCTTTGGTAGAAGAAGGAAAGGATGGTGAGTAATGAGGGTACGCACAGCATCTTGGTATGAGACTAGAATCAAGTACCAAAAGGCAATGGAAGATGGCTCGGAAAAAGTAGTCAACGAACTTTATGTTGTTGATGCACTTTCTTGCACCGAGGCAGAAACATCTATCATTGATGAAATAAGTTGCTATATTAGCGGTGATTCTGCCGTTACAAGCGCAAAGAAAACCAACTATGGCGAGATTTTCTTCTCTGACTTGGATGATGATGATAAGTGGTACAAGGCAAAGCTCCAGTTTATCACTATTGATGAGAAGAGTGAGAAGGAGAGGCGTTCTAACGTAACTTATCTGGTTCAGGCTAAGTCGTTGGCACGTGCTCTTCGATACATAGATGAGGCGATGGGAAAGACTATGATTGATTACGACATCGTAGGTCTTAACGAAACTAAGGTCTTCGATGTCTTCGAACATCATGCTCCATCTTCCGAAAACAAAGAGGAAAAGAATGAGTAGAATCGACAAACTTATAGCATCTATGCCGTCAAAAATGGTTAATGCAGTAATCCATCAACGCAAGTTACACGCTTGCTTGATGGAACTTACTGCAAACAAGTCAAGAGAAGTGGCGGCTAGAGCTATTTTTCTGAATTACCAAGATGGTGATGGCAGAAAGTTAGGTACAATTCCACATTATTACGAAAGACCTACAACTACTGGTTCGGTAATGGTGGAGACGTACTTTAGTTATATTGATAGAGTTCACTAATTTTAAAATCTATACAAATGGATATAGAACAGTTAAATAAAACGCCTCATAATCAGATTTGCGATTTGGCAAGAGATAAGTTTATTGAGGTGTACAATCAGAAGTTCGGAGAGGGTGGAGAAGTGTTCTTTGAAGAACAGAAGGCTCTGTTTAACAATGAGCTTCTCAACGGCTCATTTAAGGGTTATCTCGAAAAAGCTACATCGTTGAATATTCACGATGCTTTCATGAACTTGGCGATTAACGGATTGTCTCTCGAAAAGGGAACTACGACACTCTGTTACCTTATGGGCTATAGCAACTACGACAAGAACACCCGACAATCAACTTATACGGCTAAGATTACATATACAGGATATGGTGAGATTCTTCTTCGTCAAAGGGCTGGACAGATTCTTCGTTGTGACAACCCTGTAGTGGTATATGGTTGCGATGATTTCCGCTTCGGTGAGCGTGACGGTCATAAATTTGTTGATTATGTGAAGACCTATCCACGACCAGCAAATTCACGTATCGTTGCTTGTTACGTGAAGATTATCCTTCCAAATAACTCATACGATTACTTCGTTCTTGACCGCGAAGGTATCGACAGATTGCGTGAATATTCTGCTAAATTTGGCGGTCAAGACCACAAGGCTAACGCTCTATATGGCGGTTGTTATACTGGTAATGATGGTAGAACGTACTTCAAGGATATTGATACAGGATTCCTTATCTCTAAGACTTGCAAGCATGCGTTTAAGACTTATCCTAAGTTACCTGTCGGTCTTGGTGGTATGTTGCAAGCTGATGTTGACAGCCAACCTCAACAACAGCAACAACAAGAAGCATTTGGTGCTTCGCAAGCTGAAACACAGAAAAATGGTGTTAAGGCAAAGGTTGACGATGATTCTCCATTTTAATTTATAAAGTATGGCTGAAAATACAGAATTGCAGTTGGTACAACAACAAGCAAACAATATTACAAGACAGATTGCAACGCTCAAATCCGATACGGAAAATGCGGTGCAAGCTAACAGAAAGTCTTATGAGGCATGTGTTCAGGCAGGTGAATCTCTTCTGGCTGATATTAGTGCGTCTGGTATGAATGATGCTCTTGACGAGAAAGCTGCTGAATTTATCAAGAAGGCTAAACTGACAGAGAAAGCAATGACGGAGAAACGTAAGGGTGTTACCCAAGTGTTCGATATTGTCCGTAAAGGATTTACGATGATGGAGAGTCTTATCTCTGCCAAGAATACAGATTCTGTTGTCTATAAGATTCAGGAGAAGCGCAATGAGTATGCTGCCTACAAGCTAGAACAGCAGAGGAAAGCAGAGCAAGAACGCTTGCGACAAGAGCGAATTAAGGAGGCTAAGATTAAGTTGAAGACTGATACTATTGATACGCTCAACAATCTTCTTACTGAGCATTCTTCTGCTGCTATCAACTCACTTAATAATACGTTCTCTCTTCTCACCCTTGATAACAAGGATGAAGTTAAGAAACGTATTACAGAGTGCTCTGATGTTCTTGACCTCGGACATCTGTTCGTTAATAACAAGCCTTCATATTCTTCTGAAATTGAAGAGAATGATGCAAAGGATATTATGAATGGCGCATACAAGGAAATTTCCGCATCGTTGCTTGCGTCTTATAAGCAGACTGTCACTACAACACGTGATGAACTCCTCATGAAGTTTGATTCTAAGATTGCTGAACTTCTTGAAATCAAGAAGGCAGAAGAGGAACGCAAACGTAAGGAAGAGGAAGCACGTAAGGCAGAAGAGGAACGCAAACGCAAGGAAGAGGAAGCACGTAAGGCTGCCGAGGAAGAGCGCAAAAAGCAAGAAGAAATCCAACGCATCAAAGATGAAGAGGAGCGCAAGCGCAAGGAAGCTGAACTGAAAGCTGCCGAAGAAGAACGTAAGCGTAAAGAAGCAGAATTAAAAGCTGCCGAGGAGGAACGCAAACGTAAGGAAGCAGAGACTGCCGCACTAGAGGCTGAACGTAAGGCTAAAGAAGAGGCGGTTCGCAAGGCTGATGAGGCTGCAAAGGAAGAGCAACAGCGCAAGCTTGCGGCAGAGCAAGAGAAACGTGATGCAGAGAATGCAGCCCAGCACGCTACCGCACAGGCTCAGTCACTCTTCGCTCAGACTTCTGTTGGCAACACAAGTAAGCAGAAAATAAAGGTCACAAAACGTCTTGTCGTTACTGACAAAAACGCTTGGCTCGATATTATTCAGCAGTGGTGGACGATTGAGGGTTCTTCTATGTCACCTGACAAACTTGCTTCTAAGTTGGAGTTTATGCGCAAGGCTTGCGAGAAACATGCTAACAATGAGGAAGAGTATATCGTTTCTCCTTATATTAAATATGAGGATGAAGTAACAGCTAAGTAATATGGCAGAGCAACCGTTTGACCCTTATTATTCACGTGGTGAGGTTTCCAACTCAGACCTCACCGCATTGAAGTTCGCTCTTAACCCACAACTTAACTTCGTTAAGGAATCAGGCAAGAAAAAGGCATTCCATCTTGGCACTCTCGTTGATGCTCTCGTTACCGAACCAGAAAAGTGTAATCATTATGCTATGACGGTTGATGATGAGAAATACACAGAGAAGGATTGGAAATGGGGATTAGACAGACTTGCGGTATTAAAGAAACAAGCAACAAAGGACAGATTTCTTGATTTTGTTCTGAAAAATGCGGTCGGTCAGAAAACATTCATCAATCCACACATGAAGATGGAATATCAAGGCTTCGAGTTTGAACTGCCTGTACGATGTAAGTTCGACTGGTGGCTTGGCGAGTTTGGCGGTGACTTGAAGACTACCGCAGCTACGTCACAAGAACAATTTGAAGCGCAGATTGATTTCGTGGACTGGGATAGAAGCCGTGCATGGTATATGGACTTGACGCACAGCATTGACCCTAGATATGGAAATCAAGACTTTATCTTTGCAGTTTCAAAGACTAAGAAGAAAGTATTCTACAAAAAGATTGAACGTGGTGACGAGTTGTATTTGCGTGGTAGAGAAAAGGCTCTTGAATGGGCTTTCAGAATGTGGTGTTTATTATAATTATCATTATGTCAGATAAACCAAAATTATACGATTATCAAGAAGAGGGTGTACGCATGGAACTTGCTATGAAACGTTGCATAAATGGTGACGATATGGGAACTGGCAAGACGGTTCAATCTATCGTTGCCATTGAACGTGCAAAAGCGACTCCTTGCTTGGTTATTTGCCCTGCTGCCCTCAAAGTCAATTGGGAACGTGAAATCAAGAAATTCACAAATCTTCGTCCGCTTATCCTTACGGATTCTGTAAACGCAACATACGGCTATCATCTTACTAAGATGGATTTGTATGATGTGGTTATATGCAATTACGAGTCTCTTGCTAAATATTTCGTTGTATCACTCGGAGAAAAGCCGTTAAAGCTTAAAAATTTCATTTTTAGGAATGAGGTCGATATTCTGAAATCGGTCATTATTGATGAGTCTGCAAGAGTTAAAGACCCAACGACAAGGCAGTCAAAAATAATAATGGGTATTTGTCAAGGCAAGGAATATATCTACGAGCTGACTGGTACGCCTGTGGTTAACCATGCTACTGATATGGCTTGTCAGTTGGCTATTCTTGGTAGAATTGATGAATTTGGCGGATATGGCGAGTTCTGTAATAGATATGGAGAAAACGAGAATCTCGAAGAGCTTAATCAAAAGATTCACGAAACATGTTACTTCCGTAGGGAAAAGAAAGATGTGCTCAAAGATTTGCCTGAACTAACAAGAACAACAATTAGTGTTGCTCTTGATTCTGAAACACAAGAAGAGTATGATACTTGCCAAAAAGACTTGCTTACATTCCTTCTTGAATATAAGAATTGCTCTGAGGATGAAGCTAGAAAAAAGCTACGAATGAAGGCATTAGTTAAATTTATGAATCTTCGTTCTATATCTGGAAAGGGAAAGATGAAAGCAACAATCGAGTTTCTACATGATACGGAAGAACAGATAATTGTGTTTGCAGAACATCGTGATGTTGTTGATGCAATCAAAAAGGAGTTTCCTAATGAGGTATGTTCCGTTACAGGCTCTGATAATCAGCAGCAGAAACAATGGGCTATTGACTCTTTCCAAGCTAAGAAAAAGAGAATAATCATCTGTTCCATTAAGGCTGCTGGCGTAGGACTAACTCTTACGGCTTCATCAAATGTCGTATTCACGGAGCTACCTTGGACGATGGCAGACTTATCTCAGTGTGAATGCCGTGCTTATCGTAACGGACAGAAAAATGCTGTTACATCGTGGATTCTGATGGGAATTGATACTATTGACAGTTATCTTTATAGCTTGATTATGAAGAAAGGTTCTATAGCATCAAAGGTTACTGGTGAACAAGATTCCGCTATTAAGGATGTTGCCTACTTTGATGAGTTGGCTGATTTGGTTTTACAAAATTCTTTAAATAAAAAATAATGGAAATTCAAGGAAAAGTTATTGCCGTTTTACCTGAAAGAAGCGGCGTATCTGCAAGAGGTGAGTGGAAATCGCAGACCTATGTAATAGAAACACAAGAGCAATATCCTAAGAAGATGGCTTTTGATGTTTTTGGAGCAGATAGAATTGCTAGTTTTGGTATTCAGTTCGGTGAGGTTATTAACGTTAGCTTTGATATTGATGCACATGAATATCAGGGCAGATATTTTAATCAGATTCGTGCTTGGAATGTTACTAAGGTGTCACAACAAGCTACTGCACAAGCACCAGCAGGGGTAGCACAACCATCTGCACCTTACACTCCACCTGCACAACCGCAGCAGCCACAATCTGATGTTCCATCATCTGACCCTGATGATTTACCATTCTAGCGTAGAGTTAATCAAACGAGCATTCAACGCTTATGTGGTTCAATCTAAAAAATGTGTTTGAGCTAGAAAAGTTTAGAGCAAAAGTAACCGAGTTGGAAACCAAAGGTGCTATGGTAGAACTGAAAGAGAAGCGTGGGCGTTCCTTAAATCAGAATGCCTACCTTCATTTACTTCTATCAGCATTTGCTCTTCAATACGGCTACACTCTAGACGAAGTTAAGACACATTACTATAAACTGGTAGTGAACAAAGATATATTCCTAAGAGAAGGGATTGATAAATTCACGGGAGAATGCTATAAGTATCTCCGTTCTTCTGCTGACCTTACGAAAGACGAAATGAGCAAATCAATTTCTGATTTCAAAGTATGGGCAAAAGAAGAAGCTGGATTTGATTTTCCTGATTCTGATGAATATATCGCACTACTTCATATTCAACATGATATAGAAAGACAACAAAATTACATACAATAGCTTATGATGTTACCAACTAATATACGTCAGAAGTCAGGCGAGCTATTCCAGAATGACTTGGAAAAGCAGAAAATCTTTTGCATGGGTGCAGCGTTCTCGTTAGGAAACGATTTGTCTGATTTCGAGATTACTACAGAGCAAAAACAAGAAGAATATTATCCTTGCAAAGAAGCTCTTGAAATGTGGCTTGCATACAAGAAAGAAAAACGTCAGACTTACAAGCCACGTGGGTTAGAAGCTCTTAAAAAGAAACTTCTACAGTTATCAAACGGAAATCCCGAATACGCAAAGGTTATCGTTGAGTATTCCATGGGCAACAACTATGCAGGGTTGTTTGCTCCTAAAAATAATGGTGTGAATAGTTATGAACAACAGCAACGAACTTTCAACAAAATTAGTTCAATCCTTGCCGACTGAATGTAGCCAAGCGGTAGCAAAATATGGCAAACAATATGCGCTATTCTTAGACAAATATCCTACTCTGCAAAATCGGACAGATGCAATCACATCTGTATATGATTCTGTAGCTAGAGGCGGTATGTCGTTTGTTAGTATTGATAAGTACTTCAAAGAGGGTGCAAGCGAGTTTTGGATTAAGATGATGCTCATTGACTTGTTTATGGTTATTGGTGCTATTGATTCGACTACTCCTTACCAGTTCAAGGCGATGGCGCAGCGTATCAGACAAGAATACTATCACCTTACGCCTAGTGAACTTACTAGATTCTTCTACGAGTTTTCTATGGGTGAGTATGGCGAAATCTATGTAGGGAAGACAGTGAATCCTCAAAAACTTTTTATTGCTCTCGAAAAATACATGTGTAAAATCTATGAAAAGAGAGCTGAAATTGATTCTCAGAAGTTAGCTGAGAAACAAAAGAAAGAAGATGAGGAATCTAGAAGAAATGCAATATGCTACGAAGAATATTGCCGTTTAAATGGTGTCGATATTGAAAAATTACCTCTTGAAAAGCTAAAGAGAAAACTTGAAAAAGAATCAAAACGAGACCAAAATGGCAGACGTAAGTAAAATGGCAGAGGAATGGCTCAGTGAGCATCCTGACGCATCCAAGAAAGAAATATGGTTAGCTGGTTATTGGAAATCTACCGATAACTGGTGCAACCGAACCAAGTAAATTCTAGAATTGAAAACGAATTAATATATAGATAAATATGAGTCATTTTTTAACATTGGTAATTGGCGATGAGCCAGAGAAACAACTCGCCAAGTATGATGAAAATCTAGAGCTGCCTATGCATTTATACATGACTAAAGAGCAGCTTATTAGTGAAAAACGTAAGGAGATTGAGGAATACAAAAAGAATTACTATGATGTGTTCCTACAAGATAAAGATGCATATCTTGCCAACTGTCGCAAGGAACATGCAGATTATATCGAGAACGAATTTCCAAAGCATCTTAACTGGACGGACGAACAGATGTATGAGGATGCCTTGAAATATTATCGTATGGATATAGATGAAGGAAGCGAGGATATTGAGATACATGAGGACGGCAGCGTTTGGCGCACCTATAATAATGATGCCAAATGGGATTGGTATCAAATGGGAGGCAGATATGCTGGAAGACTTCAATTAAAGGATATATCAATGGATGCTCCATTATTCTATCCAGAATTTGCTCCTACATTCTATTCAAGAGAAGGCATTAACTATTTCAAAAAATTAAAGGCAGAAGGTCGTTGCGACCAAGCTCGCATTAAGGATATATCCAATGTAGAAGAAATATCAGTATTCGCCGTTGTTAAGGATGGGAAATGGTATGAGCGTGGCAAAATGGGTTGGTTTGCCGTAGTATCAGACGAAAAAGACAAAGATGCATGGAGCGAAGAAGTGAAACAACTTCTTGCATCACTTCCTCCTGACACTCTTCTAACGATGTATGATTGCCACATATAATCATTAACAAAAAAATATTTAAAAATGACGCAGACAGAACGTATTGAGAACGCAACCACCAAGCAAGCGGTAGTGTTCATAGGAGTTTATTCTTGGGTTATCCTGAGAAATATAGGAAGAGCAATCAATAAGGCAGTTCACAAGCTGCCCTGGTTGTTCATCGTGGTAACGATAGTAATATCGTTTATCGTTAGCTTCGTCTTTATATCTAAGGCAAGGGCAGAGCGAGATAGCTATAATCAGAAGCTAGTACACGCAACACAGCAGCTTGATAGCTTCTATGCTGCATACGGAAACATTAAATCAAAGTAATATGGACGGAATGGTAATCAATAATTTGTCTGCACAAGCAACTACAGAATGCGGACTGTTACAACAAGAACTTCTTAAATCGTTTGTTGAGGCTGAAAAACAAAACGGTATTACAGAAAGCCTAATGAAAAGATTGGCATCCAAAAAGATAGATGCAATATCAGATATGTATGGAAACGTACATGTTACCAATGATAAATTTGGCGAGTGTGGTAGCGACTTTTACATTGATGCAACCGCTGATAGAATTACGTTGTCTCTAAAATATTACGTTTATAGGATTCCATTGGACGGATTATCTAATCATGATAAAAGAATTGCTAAACTTTATAATGAACATGTGTACAGTTACGATACAGCCAATAATGTATCATCTGGTTTTAAGACATTTCGACCTTGGGGTGGTCTTACAGGTAGTTGCGATTGGAGTTACTCTATTGATGATATTCTCAAAAGTGATTTTCTAACAGAAGGCATTAGTGTTGATAATGCAATAGGTGGTGTGTTTAAAGTCTTTCTTAAATAGTATGCAGACAAATTGGACTCCAAATGATTCGTGTGTACTCGCAGGTATTCCTCTTGCAGTTCCATCGAAAGAACAGATAAGCAAACTCTACATGCTTTTCTACTCTATGTTAGGCGGCTTTGCTAAAATTGTCAAGTCTAACATAGATGAAACATTCAAACTAGTATCGGAAGATGAAAAGCTATTTAAGTTTGACGTAAAGAGAAGAATGATAGAGGCGAAGGAATTTTCCGATGAATTGATTGACTTATTCAAAGAACGAATGAAAGCTGACGGCATGTCTGAGATATGGGATAAGCTTACTTTTATCATAAAGTTCAATCTGCAAGATGATGTAAGAAAATGTTATTATGCGTTAGATAACCAATTTTCAAAGCATCATATTGAAAGACATAAGATGTACACAATGACTGTTATGTCTGGAATATTGAGCGGAATGCTTGAATCTTCTGTTTCTGCATTTAAAAAGACAATGGATGAATATAATGGTTCTTGGGCAACCAATATTGCAGAATACTTTATTATCCCAATTAAGGGTGTTCATTCTCGTATGCGTAATGCCGTGGAAGCTATATATCCTGAATCTGTAGATAAGAAAGTGTTTTCAGAGTGCCCTGACAAACTCTCTCTCGGATTCGAAATCATCGGGAAAAAGGTGCTTGATTATAAACGTGCCGAAAAAGCACTTGCAGATGCTTGTATATTCAGTGGTCTTAATCTTGATATAAACGGAATTATCGTAGATGGAGAAGACGCACAAGATAACACTGGCACTCCTTGGAATGAAGCTCAATTAAGAGCATTGAAAACAGGTTACCCAGAATCCTCTAACAAAGATATTGCTAGAATAGTTGGCAGAAGCGTTTACGCGGTCGCTAAACAAGCTAAGAAACTCGGATTGAAGAAATCTGAGGAATATATCAGAGAAACTAGAATAGCTAACTTAAAACGTAAGAAAAATGAAAAAGATTCCAACGCTGTACACAAAGAACAGTAAAGGTCGCTATCAGGAATACAAGATTCCTGACCTTGATATATCGAAGACGTTTTATCGTAAGATAAATGGAAAGTATGAGCCTGTTAGTATGCTCTCGTATAGTCCTCTAGAAGAGGGTGTATGGGTAGTCACTCGCGAAAGTTCGACAATAGAGCATATCCGTGGCACTTACCTTCGTGAGTGCTTTCGTCTTGATAAGGCTGCCGACATTGAGCGTTTTCCTCTGTCTAAGATGGGGCACATCAAGAAGGTTGCAGAACGTATCATTGATGAGCTGAGACTTGGTAATACAGACACTAGAGCTATGACAAACCACGAACTTGTCAATTTAGTTGTCGGGCTTGTCTATAAATACAATGATGAGGTTTAATTATGGAAGATTTACCTATTGGCGCAGAAGTCGTGTTAAAGGTTGTTGAGACCAAGGACGCTGATTGTACTGGTTGTTTCTTTGATGAAATTGCAAACATTATCAATATAGAAACGTGTAATCGAATCAAGTGCGCATCAAATGAGCGTAAAGACGGAAAGAATGTTCAATTCAAAAGAATAAAGTAATATGGCTACAGCAAATTTTGAAATTGGGAATAAAGAATTTGAGGTACGTTTCATACCTGAATCAGGTTATCCTCCAACAAAGAATGAACGTGGTTCTTCATTGATTGAGTATGATGTAACGACATACAAGGATAATCAGCCAATGATGAAGAAGTTCAATCAAAAGAAACGTGTTTATTTCGACATTGAAGGTAATGTTTACAAGAGTAAACAGAGTAATAAGGTATGGTTTAATCTTTATAAAGCAAGTTTATGGTTATGAAAGAAAAGATAAACATAGCGAAAATCCTAAAGGATAAGCCGCGAGGAACTAAGCTGTATTCTTCCGCTTGTGGTAAATGCAAGTTAGAAGAAGTAGATGATAAAAGTTTCAAAATATCCTTCTATAATTCAAAGTTTGGTTTTATGAATGGTGGAGAAGGGTATCTTGATAAAAATGGCAAATTGTATGATGACGGAGAATGTGTTGTTTTTCCATCAAAAGAAATGCGTGATTGGGAGAAGTTCTCTTGGAAGAAGGGCGATGTACTTATTAGTGATTGTGGATTTGTGTGCATCTTCAAAGAATGGGCATCTGATGACTATACAAGGTTCAACGGATGTTATTTTGATGGCATGCCAAATGCAGAAACGGCTAAGTATAGCAAGTTAGATAACAATACTGCCTATGGTTATATAAGAGAGATTGAGAATAGATGTGGCGGTAAGTTAAACATTGAAACTTTGAAAATTGAAAAGCAGACTGAGTTCAAGGATGGGGATGTTGTAGTAACTGATGCTGTTCCTTCTTTGTATTATTCTAAATGTATTTTCATATTAAAGGGGGATTTTAATACAGGTGAAAGTTGTGCAAACTCTTATATTTTTTACAATATAGATAATAATGATTTTTGTTTCGATGTACTTGATACGGAAATAAGAGACCGCAATATTCACCTTGCTACAGAAGAAGAGAAACTGATACTCTTTGATGCTCTAGCGAAGAAGGGCAAAGCTTGGGATGCTGAGAAGAAACTGGTTGTGGATATTAAAAAAGAACACCAATTCAAACCTTTTGAGAAAGTATTAGTTAGAGACTCTATTGATGATGTGTGGAGAGCAAGTTTCTTTAGTCATATTAAAGAATATGATGGAAGATATGTAACTACATGTGTTACTTGGAAATTCTGCATTCCTTACATCGGCAATGAATCTTTGGTAGGTACAACTAAAGACGTGGAGGGCTAGATATGAAGAAAATTAAAAGTAAGGCAGTTCGTGACTATGTTATGAACGATATGGTGTGGAAGGTTGATTTTCCAAGTTTCTTGAAAGAAATAGCAGAATGTTCAAAAAGCATTCCTTATGCTAAGACTTTTAAGATTTTGGCACATGTACTTAATGTACTCACAGAAAGGGCTATTGAGATTAACGACCCTGCACTAAACATCATTATGCTTCGTCTTGGACTTTACGAGGGAGCACATGATAAGAACGTAGATGAGGTTATATCTCAATTACGCAAGTTAATTACTGATAATCAGAAATAGGAGACATAAATATGATAGACGATAAGAAAATAGAAGCTGCAAAGGAAGAAATCTATGAAGATAGATTCCTGTTAAATGGTGAAGAGATAGTCTTCAATAATGATGAAAAGGAAGAAATGTTCTACAAAGAGGACATCAAAGAAGCTATTGGGCTAGGTGCTAAGTGGGGTATCAATGAGCTATTGAAGGACTTGTTTCATCCAGCTAGCGAAGTTCCACGTAATGACAATGGAAAGGTTCTTGCGTTCTCAAAAGAATTCGGTTATAGAAAGCTCTACGATATGAACGATGAGCTTGATAAAACCACTTGCGATACATATAAAGAAATGTGGGAAGAGCAAGTCAATATATTCCATTTGTCTGATTGGATATTTGTAGATGAGTTGTTTGACTTGATTACGAAAGGAGGTAAGCAATGAAAGAGCTTAAAGTTGGAGAAAGAATCACTCTTGAAGCAGTTGAGCAATATGGTTGTAGAGGTTGCTTCTTTGAGGATAATCCAGTATGTATAAAATTTGCATGTTGTGAAGGTGTACGCTCAGATGGAAAATCGGTAATCTTTAAAGAAGTAAAGGAGTAAAGCGTATGAGCAGAAAATTAATGAATTTGGCTTTGATGTATACTGCTATCACTGCTTATGCTAGTGAGTATCCGTTTGGAAGCCCAAGTCCTAGACTTGATACACCGAAAGGCAACATTCCATCTGATAAGCAGAAGTGTCAGCCAAAGGCGCAGCATGAGTTTATAATCAAAGGTATGAAGATTATAGCAGCCTCTAAGAAGGATGCTATTAAGAAGTATAATCATCGTAAAAAGTAAAGCGTATGTTGTACGAAGCAAAACAGGGAAGTAAGGCTTATGAATACATTAAGAGTATTCTCGATGCAGAATTTGAAGAGTATCAAGCCTACATGAAAAGAGTAGAAGAAGCCGTAGGTTTCAAATTTGAAAAATATCAGGGCTATCGGCCTAACAGAACTCTCACAAGAGTGTACGAGATTACCGCTATATGGGTTCTTTCTGAGCGTTACGATACGTTAGATAAGAAGGTGTGGAAGAAGATAGACGGTGTAAAATTGGAGGACGGTTACTATATAGCTATTGCGCCTAACAAGCGTAGTAAGCAAGGTAAGGCAATAGCAGCAGCACTTACATCATATAAATCCTTTACTCATCATTTCCAGATATTGAAGGAACTGAATATCGAAGTTCCGCACGTCAGCCGATTCTCCATCACCCAGCTTTTACGTCACAAAGACCGCATTTTCGTTTACTTTGATGATAGCATTAGAGCCGAAAAGCAAAATCCAGACTTCGTGGAAATCACGATAGGTGAATATGAAGATTTCGTTAATAAAAAGGACTAAGCTATGGATAAACTAGAATACATTCCAGGAGATTTGGTGATGACAAATGGAGTACCACTAGGTACAGCACAGAATGTCGTTTACAGAGTAACATCATCTGACCCATCAAAGACTTTGAAGTTAGACGATGAAACGGTTCTGAAAGGTGTTGTCTGCTTAGAGAACATCGAAGGTGCGGAATTTGGAGATAAAGGCTATCTCTCAGGTGACTGCTGTGCTTGGGTTAAGGATATTGTTCCTATTAATCTTGTGCCCGCAATTTTGGAGAAGAATGGATGGAAGGTTTCATCAGAATGTAGATGGATTTACGTAAAAGAAGATAATGTTAAAATTTTCAGACTCTTAGACGATATTCATTACGCTGCTTATATAGGATTTGTAAGGCTATTAGAATTTCAACATATTCATCAGTTACAACATCTTCTCTTTGGTCTTGGTATTAATCATAAAATGGAGGTGTAGGTATGTTAAGAGAAGATATTAGAGGAATATGTCACAGACCTTGTATCTACAATGATAAAGGTAAGTGTGATATGTGGGATGAGTTATCTGTTCCTAATGAAACAGAAGAGTGTGAAAATCAAACAGATGTTTAACCGCCTCGGGCATAAATAGATAGAAGTATGAATGCAATAGAAGCAAAAAGAAAGTTGTGTGAGTTGAGAAATAGTCTTAGAGACAAAGAAGCAGACAAGGCTATTTGGATAGCCATTCGTGCTATTGACACTTGCACAGAAAATGGATTTATTGTAGAAGATTGATTAACTATCCGCAAGGATATAAATAAGATAGTGATATGCCAACAAGATTTACAGCACCAATATATGATGGTGAAGATATAACATTTGAGCAATTTGCAAATAGTTGCTTGCGTAACTTCGGTATCTACCTAAGATTTGAAGGAAAATATCCTAACCTTAGTAGATACGAAATTCCTGACAAGATATGTCCTAGTGATTATTATAAAAAGAAATACGAAGAGGCAAAAGCTGAGTACGAAAAGCATCTTGCAGCCCCTAAGACAAAGGAAGAACTTGAAGCTGAGTATCTTTCTTATGTTAATGATGTAATCAAGGGAAATGAGGATAGATTGAAAGAGAATGAAGCTCTCAAAAACAGATACAATGCAATGCTATCCAAAGTTAGAAGATGGACTCCACCATCCAAAGAATACGAGGGTGTTAAGGACTTTATGGAAAGTCAATTAATTAATAGTTTAGATTTTGATTGCCGCCATGTTTATGTTGAGAATATCATCCCTAAAGATGAGTGGATTCAAAAACAATCTAATCGCACTGATTTAATAGAGTCTATGAAGTATAATTTGGAGCAGTATAATAAATCTGTAGTTGCTGCCGAAAAGGATACCAAATGGCTCAAAACATTTTCAGAAAGCATAAAGAAAGTAACAGAGTAACTAACCACCCTCTCCTTGGCGTCAGGGAGAGGGTAAAAAGAAGAGAATATGATTAGATTTGAATATCGAACCTATTGTAACGAGTATAAGATAATAAAGGTAAGCAGAAAAGCTTATATTATTGAATACATAGATTACCATCATCCTTGCTGGCTGATTAAGGAGCATAAGTTCAAGTCTAGGTTAAAAGCAGAGAAACATATTAAAAAACATTTTATTATTGAGGATAAGCAATGAACAAAGAAAAAGCTATTGATAAAATTAATCAGGCAATATTTTTAATCAAACCATATTTTGAAGGAAATCTTGAAGCTAAAAGATTTACTTTAAAGTATTTGGATGATGCACTTAAAGAGTTGGAGGATTGATATGACAAAATTTAAGGTAGTTAGATATTGGGATACATATCCAGATGGAGTTATTGCAACTTGTGATACAGAGGAAGAGGCAGAAAAGATATGTAATAAATATCGTAGAAACCGCAAGCCTATGTATGACTATTTAGTCAGAAAGGAGGGTGAATAATGACTAGAGAAGAGTTAAGAAATAATTACGAAAAAGAAATGAGATATGAATGAGTTTACAAAGGTCTTTGCAAAGACAATAGAAGATGAAGCTATCAAGCAGATAGAAGTTCTATCCAATAGCGATGCTTACTCTGGTTGTGAAATAAGAATAATGCCAGATTGTCACGCAGGTAAAGGCTGTACTATTGGCACGGTGATAGAGCTGGACAAAAGAGTAGTTCCTAACACCGTAGGAGTAGATATAGGTTGCGGAATGAAAGTCGTTAGACTTGGTAAAGTTAATATTGACTTGCAGAAATTTGATGAAGCAGTCAATAAGTTGATTCCGTCTGGTTTTAATGTCAACGAGGGAGAAGTATCAGCCTGCATAAACGGATTGGTTGATGGTTGTATGTTTGGCAAATTCCGTGCTTGGGATTGTCTTGACAGCATGGAAATAGTATATCGTTCTGTTGGAAGTCTTGGCGGTGGCAATCACTTTATTGAGTTAGATGCAAATGAAGAAGGAGAGAAGTTTCTTGTGATACATACAGGAAGTAGAAACCTTGGTGTTAGGGTATGCAACTATTACCAAAAACTTGCCTACGAGTATTGTCGTAAGAAAATAGCTGATAAGTCTGAGGTTATTGCCAAGCTAAAAAGCGAAGGCAGAGAAAATGAGATACAGAGTGTTATTAAGTCATTAGGTACTAAAAATATAAGCAAGGAACTTTCTTACTTGGAAGGTGATTTGCTCAATGACTACCTCAATGATATGCGCATAGTTCAAAAATATGCTGAACGAAACAGAATGATTATCGCCAACAGACTTGTAAATGCTTTAGGTGTAGATATTGATGCTAATTCAGATAAGTATTCTTTTACAACCATTCACAACTATATAGATACAGACAAGGGTATATTGCGAAAGGGAGCTATCAGTGCAAAAAAGGATGAGGTAGTCATTATCCCAATGAATATGCGTGATGGTTCTCTTATCTGTAAAGGTAAAGGAAACAAGGAATGGTTATGCTCAGCCCCACATGGAGCAGGTAGATTGATGTCTCGTACGCAAGCGAAGAAAGAGTTATCTATGGATTCTTACAAGAATGAAATGAATGGCATCTATTCTAGTTCTGTATGCGAAGAGACGATTGACGAAGCACCTATGGCATATAAATCAACAGAAGAGATTGTTGAGTTAATAAAACCTACGGTTAATGTGATAGATGTTATTAAACCAATTTACAACTTTAAAGCAAAATTATAATGAGCAAGGAAACATTTGACTTCTCGGAGGCTCTGAGAAGAATGAAGGAGGGGAAGAAAGTGAGAAGGGTAATTTGGGAAGAATGTGGAGCTTATATCCATATTGTCTCTGAGACTATTGTGGCTGTATGCGATGGCAAATTCTTTCCTTGTGTTTTCAAAGATTCTGATGATATTCTCGCAACAGACTGGGAGGAGGTGTAAGGATGAAGAAGAATGAAAAATGTTGCGGCAACTGTCATTGGTTTGACAACGAAGACGTTTACGGTGTAGGATGGTGCAGTAATAACGAGCACGAATCATCTTGCGACCAAGTGTGTAGTGAACATGAATTTTAAACTTTAAATATTAAAATGGAAAAGATTTACAGACATTTCAAAGGAGGTTATTACAGATTTATTACTGAGGTCACTAATAGTGAAACTCAGGAGAAAGAAGTTGTTTATCAGGCTCTCTATGGGGAGCACAAGGTTTGGAATCGCCCTGCTGATATGTTCTACGGACAGGTAAATGTTGACGGTGTATATATTCATCGATTCAAAGAAGTAGTAGGTGTGCCAGTCTTGTTTAAAAAGACCAACGAGAACGCTATTATGCCAACCAAGGCGCACGATGATGATTTCTGCTATGACTGCTATGCCGTATCAGAAGAAGAGGTTGCGCCTAACGTATGGAAATACGGTCTCGGATTTGCGCTACAGATTGAAAACCGAAACAAGCCTGCTGACATTTCAAGATGCTTTACGTTCCGTCCTCGTTCTTCCGTATGGGAGACTGGTATGAGTCTCAGTAACTGTGAAGGCACTGTCGATGACCAATATACTGGAGAGATTTCTGCCGTATTCTATCACTTGTTTCCAAATATGCCAAGATATAAGGTTGGTGACAAAATCGTGCAATTCCACCTAGAAACAAGTGACAACATCATGTTCTTTAAGACCGACGAATTATGTAAAACAGAGCGCGGCGATAACGGCTACGGCTCTTCTAATAAAAAGTAATACATGAACATCACAGATGAACAGAAAACATATATAAAGGAACACCCTTACGAATCTCCTTACGCAATGGCCAAGAGCTTCGGTTGCGCAGTACAGACTGTTTACTGGTGGCTACATAGGCTGTATGGGGATTCGTTCAAGGACGCAAGAAAAGAGCAAAGAGAGAAGATCAGGGAATCTGTCCGTAAGCTATATCCGGATTACTCTTCTTCTGAAATTTCCAAAGAACTTGGAATAACAAAGTCATGTGTAACAAGCATAGCAAAGGCACTTGGCGTTACTCATACCCAGGAAACGGAAGAAAGACTTCGGTTGAAATGTGCTCAGGCAATAATAAGACCGGAGATAATAGCTAAACGTTCTGAATCTATAAAAAAGACGCTGAGGCTTGACAGGTACAGAGCAACGAATGGAATAAAACAGAAGACACGACGCAAGTTCAAGACCATTCCGAGCAGATGTCTCTGTGCAAGGAACTATCTCTGCAATAAATACAACTACTTCTACGACAAAGATTACGGAGAGCTGCTTACCGTGTTCTACGACAGCGAAACCAAAATGTTGACAGAAGAGCAGCAGAAACACTACGAGACGAAGTATGGTATCAAGTTCCTCCAGGGAGCTGAAGAATAATTTCTGTGCATTATCTATATGTTTAGGGGTGGCTACACATCGCGTGCGGTCACCCCTTTTTGTTTATAAATCAATAACCAAATAAAAACATTAGAAAAAACTAAGAACGTTTGTGTAACTTTAATTTCCAGTATATCAAACCTAAAAATGCGAGAATGCCTATGAAAAGGCAAACTGAAGTTATCTTACCTATATTTAAAAATGCCATGTCAGTCCTTGATAGCTGTTTCTCGACATATACTTTATCTTTCGATATTTTACTTATCACTGAGATTAAGGAGTCACACTTGCTATGATATATCGCAGCACTATCCTTGTATTCCTTAAGGCTAGAAATACTATCTCTCAGTATCTGTACATCTTCCTGTGATATCTCGTGATATTCGTAGTGGAATTTATCCTCACCAACCTTGTTGCCGTTCGCATCATACTTCGAAGCTGTACTATCCTTGATATGTGTCTTTTCCTTGGTGGTTGACTTCACGGATTCCTTGTGAGATGCTTTATACGATTCCAACTCTTTAATAAGTCTTGCATTGAAGAGTGAATCCCACTTAGCCTCGTTACGTTTATCAGTGATGTATGTCTGTTTTTCTATCACACGTTCTTTCGCCTTACATCTACAGAACATTGATAGAATCAGCATTGCTACTGCAATAGCAATTACAACTCTTGTTATCTTATCAATCAGTTTCATAAGCTTACTGAATTACAATCATTACTTTTTCCTTTTTATCCCAAGCTGTCTTCATGGTCTGAATGAGCTTGTTTGTCCAAAATCGAGAATCGCTAACCCATCCTTTCTTATCGTTTTTACCGATAAGAATACACCCCTCAGTATCTTTTGCAGAGTTACCGCTATGTATGCGTATTCCTTCAAATCCTTTGACATTCAGAAGTAATGGCAGCATTTTCTTGAATCTGTTAGAATAGGTATATACACATTCATAGCTGCCGCTTGGAATTGCAGTCTGCCCATATACCTTTTTCTTCTTGATTTCGTCCAAATCCATACTTTGGTTCAATCCTCTGTCTGTATCTTCAAGAGTATTGCATCCGAACAATTTGCCATTCACGTACAGACGGCTAATAGTATAGCCATCCTTTTTCCAAGCTCTATCAATTAGTACTTCCATTTTTGTTTTCCTCCTCTTTTTTATCAAACTCATTGTTGAGTCTGTCAATAATCGGTTTCCAATAGCTAGGCAATGCCTTCGCAAACTCAAACCTCAGAACATAATAAATAACTCTGAATGCAACATTCTTAGGGTATGCCTTAATGAGATTTTTAAACGAATTGCATATATACACATAGCAGAATATATACGTAAGCATCTTAATCACAAATAATGCTTCTGTATTGTCGTTGCAACTTACCATGATTCCATACATGACATACACAATAACAATATACAAGAGCATTTCTAAAAGTGCGTTCTTGAACTTCGATGCAGAAAAGTTCTTGCATCGTACAACACTCACGCCGTCAGCTCGCATACCGCAGAAAATATTGAAGCCAAAGGCGATAACCAACGCCAAAACGAAGCCTTCCGTTGGCGTTGCAAAGGCAAGTATAGCTGAAAATATAGTAACACCTATCTGCCGAATCTGCGAAGAATCTAATAAATCTATCATAATCTGTTATCCTGAATAATAAATAAAAATAAAGTTTCGGTCTTCTGATGCAAAGATAGCAAAAAAAACCGAAACTTCATTCAGAATAACGAAAAACTTTATACTTTTAAATCATGATACGGCAATTCTCCGTTATTTAAGAAAGAAATGCACTCATCGAAAATCTTACGTTCATAATCGAGCGCATTGATTTTAGGAAACCATTTCTTTATCTTTTCGTCATTGCGTTTTACCATTTCTCCCCAAAGGACACACCAGTCTTCGAGATTGATTTTATCATTCTTAACTTCGTGCCAATAGTCTTTCGCCACATCCTTTGTGTAGAGCTGGTTAATGAGACAAAGATGTAAGTCTGCCATTTCTTCATCAAAATGGCACTCGCCAATCTCACATTGAACTTGCTTCATCATATCAAGCATTACACCGTCATTCATTCCAACTTCGCAACAATCAGCCATTGTTGCAACACAATTCTTAATAGCCTGTATATCGTTGCTTGCCAATATGTTTTCAAATACCTTTTTCATAACCGTATGTTTTTAGTGTTACTTCAAGAAATACTCTCTGATGTCGTACACACCATCCTTGTCTTTCAATAAATCGAGTGCAAGGTGGTTGGCATACTTCACCAGATGTTCTGTATCAATCTCCTTAACATCTTCCTTGCCGAGTATCTTAGCAATTGTACATCCGTGGTCGCTTACAACCTGATTCATTGCAACGTACAAAGCATAATCGTTGTAGTAAGGCTTCTCCTCTGTCGCAAGTCCGAGACCAGTCATTGCGTTGAGCCACGTCTGCATATCCCAAGTTGCAGATGGATTCATACCGTTTGCAATCTCAGAAGCCTCCTTCTTGGTAAGATAGTTCTTCCATTTTATAGCGCAAAGCTTATCAAGATACTCTTGCGCAAGCTCTGGGTGCTTTGCTGCCATATCATTCATCATGCAGCGCATGGTGTCTCCAAATGTGTGCATGTACTTTACGTTTGTTGATGAAGCCATCATTCCGTACAGCTCATCAAACTTACTCATAATCTCTTTTGCTTCCATATCTTATATATTTTAACCTATTATCAAATCTTTCAACTCTACAAAGTCCTCCTCTGTGAAGTTGATACTTCGCTTGCTACCAAAGAGAATAGCAGTAGCAATTCCATCTGGCAGGTCAATAGACACAACTCCTTTGTCGATATGTCCGTGTATAAAACCTACATCGAATTTGTAATCTTCCACGGATTTTAGCATCTGCATCATATCTTCAAATATCGTGTTGGCATCTATGTTGCCGTCTTCATCGGCGATGAATAGGGTAGCGTTGTCTATCGATTTATCCCATTTATCCTTATTCTTGGATATGATATTATGCGCCGCACGTTTCATATACACTGATGGTATGGCTAGCATCGGGTTAGCCTTAACCATATCGTCTATTCTTGCATCTGCCCAAACGTCCACCGATTCAAGCAGTTTCTCTTTAAATTCTGTTACGTTCATTTCTTAGTTTCTCCTTTATGTGTTTTATTGTACCAAACGAGATATTCTTGCCAAGTCTTATCACTATGGTTAGTCATATAATCGTTGAGCATAGCAGATTTCAGTTCTTCTGCTTGCGCTACTTCTTTTCTTAGTCTTTGCATCAAAGATAAGTGCTTCTTCAATGCTTCCTGTCCTTGCTGAGTACTCTCAATGCGAGGACGTATGATGCGCAATTCCTCGTCTTGCACTAGCTTAGACACATATTGCAAGCTATTGACGTACTCCTGATTTTGCATCAAGTACTGACGTTGTGCGCCTGTAAGATTGTCTTCAATCTTGTCGATTTCATCCCATAAAGGGGTGGAAGACTGCTGCGCCTGCATGTTGATAGATGCTCGTTTCTGCTGTATTGCTTCGTACATCTTCTGTAGCTCGGCATCCATCGTTGGCGGCTGCTGCTGACTTGTGCCCATATCAAGCAAAGGGCTGTTTCCAAAATTCATCATAATCAATATCTTTAAGTTGGTGATATATTATAGAGAGGTGAGAGGGCATCCACCAACGAGGGCAAACACCCCTCACCAACTCATTTCTTTTTAGTCCGTCTAACCGGCTTCCTTACTGCTCTGTTACGCTCCTGTAGTGGGAGTAGAAGGAGCAGTGCAGTTACAGCCATAGCTGCCGTAACCAGTAACTACTGGTGTAGATGGGAGCACAAGCTGGCCATCTATCTTGCGGCAACACTTCTCGTTCACGTAAGCCATCATCAGCTTCTCCTTGTAAGGAGTGAGGGCTTCCATCACGGCTACCTTCTTGTCGAGGTCGCTATACTTTGCTTGCAACGCATCGTACTGGTCTCTCTGATTCTTGTACAAGCCAAAATCTGCATCAATCTGAGACTTGTAAAGACCGAACTCAGCCTGCATTGCACGGCGGTTCTCGGCGTTGATAGCATCGTTAGCACCCTTATACATAGAGAACTTCTCAGCGATGTCTGTCTCTCGCATAGCGTAGAACTTGTTAGCGGTGTCGAGCTTCATACCGAACATGTAGGTAAGCAACTTCACCTCATCATCGCATTCCTTCTCCATTACCTGCAAGGCAGTTGGCTGATTTGAACTTGCGCTAGCCCCATAGGCGTTGATGTTCACGTTCTCAGGCATATTGCTGCCACCGAGTGAACCAAACACACTGCGGTTGTTACCGCCAAGCAACCAAGCACCAGCACCGAGTGCTGTGCCGATGATACCAAGGGTAAGACCAGCATTACCTGTAGCCTTAGAAGCATAATCGTCATGCTTTTTCCCCTCTTCGTAGATTTTCTTCTCTACGACCTTTGCATCTGTCATTTCCATGATACAATCTTTTTTAAGTTATCCTTAATATTAACTAACACTATTGTAACGTTACGGATGCAAAGGTACAAAGAATAGGGGAGAGCAAATATAACTCTATCACACTTTCTTTTAGTGGTTGATTATCAGTGATTTAAGGTGATAGAAGGTAATATCATAAATAACAAAAAAAGAGAGGCAGTCACTTACCTCTCTTACTCTTAATGAAGTGCAGAATATCCCACTTCTTCCAATATCGGGTGTGCCCACGTTTCTTGCATTCGCCATGGGGCAAATCGCCCCTAGCCACCATTCTGTTAAGGGTAGCATCAGAAACTCGCAATTTTTCCTTGACCTCCTCGGTGCTCATCATAGGATTGAGCATATCTGGAATGATGTCACACAATCTATCTAGGTCATCATCACTCATACCGCAGGCGGTGATTTTCTCACCATTTCTCTGCTGCTCATCAGCCTTAAAGCAAGCATCACTGAGCGACTTTAGAGCCGTTCCGAGCAACTTATAATTCAATATCTTTCCCATATCTTATGCACAAATTTTACGTCCTAGTTTCGTATCATTAACAAACATTCTAGCAAAGTTATACAAATAGAATATAGTTGTCACGACCATGACCGTAAAGCATGAATCCACCATATCTTTAGTTGTGTACCAACTCCACTCTACAATATGAGCCGCATTGATGCCTAAGAAGTATATAAATGGAATGCGATACCACTGGCACAAGAAGAAAAATCTACTTGCAAGTATCGTCACCATCGGCAGGACGTAAACCATGAAATAAATAAAGATATAGCAAGGCATATTTTCATTATAGGGGATAAACATCTCACGGGGATGCTGAGAGAACTCACATATTCCATAAGCATGAAAGCACATAATAATGATAGGCACATACTTGCAGAACCAGCGAAAAAACTTTAGTATTCTCCTGCTATACCGATTACCATGCTTCTTAAGCATATCCATCAGCTCGGTAACGTCCACATTATTCAATAGCCGTTGAACTTCGGCTTCGTCTTCTTTAGTCATAATTTGCTAATTTATAGGGTTGATTTAAATTAAATGATGTTGCAAAGATACTCTTTTTTGCACAAAATCATCGGAAATGAGAATATTTTTATATTAAACTTTGTAAAAAGTAACAATCTGAAAGTTCTGTTACCAAATTCTTGTTACCATTTTATCGTTTTTCGGTAACGGAAACATTGCACTTTCAGATTATTTTCGTATCTTTGCGGCAGAAATCAAAATATTAAGATTATGAAAAAATTAGAACCATACGAAAATCAAATGATGTACCTGGTAGGTGGCAGTAGGTTGCCATCAACTCCTGGAGAGCGAGAGTTGGAGCACAAGTGTAATCCGCACCCTAACGACTGGATAGATGGTATCTATAGTTTCAACAAACTTCCTTTCGCTGTTATAATGCAGAAAGGTCTAGTAACGCAAGCAGAGGAAGAACGAAGAAAAGGTAGATATGGCTATCTTAGTGATTTAATTCCATCTTTTGGTGCAACGCACTTCCCTGACGGACGAGAAAAGAATAAGGCGGTCACCATGTGGTAAACCGCCTTATCTGTTATCAAGTATTGAAATCGTCGAAATTAGAAATTTCAAAATTGAAACTGCCATCGTTAACTGATTCATCATCAGATGTATGTACCTCTATGCAAATATCGGTTTCAATGTCAACACCTAATATATTGCGTCTACTAGCTCCCCAAAAAGTTGCCTTAATAGGAGAGGCTTTTTGATTATCATCATAACTATAACCAATGCCTGTAAGAGTTACGAACACAGCCTCCAGGTCTAATGAGCCATCTTCCTTACTTAAAAACCATTTGCGTGGAGCTATGATTTCATATCTCCCCGTACTGAGACGATTTACACTGAGTGTAGACCCATCGAATGTGCGATACTTAATGCTTGCACTTGACGAAGTTCCATTCACCATACCATAAGCAAGAACTTTTTTGTTTCTACCATAAGCTCGGTTAGTCATTAAATCGCATCTGCCTATAACACACCAACCGAAGAAATTCTTGTCATCGCCCAACCCTAGTAATGTAACACATTCCCTAGATATTCTAATCTTTTGGAAAGCAACACCATTCTCATAGATAAAAAAACCCTCTGGTACATCTACATAGACATTACCATAGTCTGCATCTTGATTATTCCATCTGAAATGGGTAAAGTGTACGACTCTACCAACTTGGTCTAGACCAGTTGATTCAATATGTAAATCCAGAGTACCTTTACGAGTTACGAGAGATATGTTATCAGCAAATTTGCTCTCATAACCTCCACCAACAGGCACAAATGGGCTACGAAAAGAACCAGACAAATTGATGTTGCTAGCTTTCAGATTTTCGATTACAGCATCTCCAGCCTTGATAGTTCCAGTTTGAAGTGCCTGTGTTACGATATTTATCGCATCAATAAGGTTAGCATTGAGCTTGCCATCTTGGGCAAAGAGAGCAACTTCATCTTTATTGTATATAGTTACCTTATCGCCCTTAATAGCAACTTGATTCCCGCTAATAACAATACCTGCCGCAGCCAAATCCTTAACTAACTGAGAGAAGTTCCCGATAGGCGTACTCTCATTAGTAGCAGTAATGAGACGAACAATCTCCGTCTCACTTGCTGTTTTAGGCTTGCGACTTACCCTTACAACACCTTGCGCACTATGTCCAGCCATAGTATACCTCCTTTCTTGATTATTTCAATTCATTGTTAATTAAGTCAACAGCCTTTCGAGCTATTTCCTTGGCGTGGATGCGCCACTCTTGCATAGCCTTATACTCCGCAATATACTCCTCACGCTTGCTGTCAGCCAATGCAATAGATGCCACGGCACTATTCTGAGCCAGATCGAAGTTAAGACGAATGGCATCCATCTTGTCAGATGGGTACTTGTCTTCGATGATTGCAGAAGCGATTGCATCATAGCTGCGGATGCCGCCACGAAGCTCGATGTATTCACCCAGACAAGAGTTCTCTACTGCCATGTGCATACTATCATTCGCATCATCCGCTTTCTGCTCGATACGAACAAAATCATAAGCTACTTGAAGGTAGTTACCTGAAACAGAAACCTTCACATTATCCTTTGGCAATTCTGCCATTGTGCATTGTATCTTCATAATCTGATATTTTAAAATTGTTAATCTAAATCATAAGTATATCTGCCACTTTTGTCTACTCTGAACAGGAATGTGTCATTGACTGGCAGAAGATTCTTCTCCCTTACTTTCATAAGTTTCTGCCTTATGAGTTTTGATGAAGTACAGAACTTATACTCTGTTCCTGGGCTATCTTTCATTTCGTACAGAACCCAGCAGCGACCGCCCTTGCCATTGACCTCTACATCATCTTCAAAGTCTAATATATTGATGATGGTATGATTCTGACACAATAGGGCTTGGTTATATTCCTGTACGGAAAATATACGCTTTCCGTTTTTGTCTACCGAGTATTTCGGTGATACAATTCCTATATCCTTGAAACTCATGTTCTTTTTACTTTTAAAATTTTGTTTATAATTTTCGGGGTAGTCTCCGACAATCTTCTTCCAAAGATGCTTGCACTTGCCCCATCTTGCTATTCCCCAATAAGCTCCGATAAGTTCCTGCCGCCTTTTACGGCTCTTTACTCTACTGAAAGCCTTTGCAGCCTTAACCTTTGTACGTCTGCGCATCCTCATGTTCTTGCGAGAATATACATAACCGACAAAGTCTAGATTTCTGCCTTTCACGCCTTTCTCTTCATCATGCAGCTCTGCTACGTGACCGCTCGCCTTCAGGCAGAGACCATATTGGTTACACCAGTAGTCTAATCTTCCGAGCAACCGAACAGCTTCTTCCCTTGTTTCAGCGAAGAAGGTAATATCGTCACAATGCCGATGATAACCTTTAGCATGCTCGATATGAACCATAGCATAGTCTACCAGACTTAAAGCGAGATTACCTAATATCTGACCGATAGGATTGCCGAGCGTTACACCACGCTTACACCCGAGATACTTTATTCCACCTTTGTCTGCCCAAATGCAGTACTTCTGCTTGCGCTCATATTCTTCAAGCATCAGAGACTCTATATCTACAGAATAGTCCAACATGGTCTTATCTATAAGTTCGATGAATAAATCATCGTCTACATATCGTCTGAGTATCATAAGCAGAACAGGATGAGGTATTGTCAGATAGTACTTTCTGAGGTCTCCTTGCCCATAATAAGCCCATTTCGGATGCCTTCTGATAGCTCGTTGAGTTCTCAATGCACCGAACACCTGACCTTTACCTTTTCTGCCAGCACTTGAATCATATATGAGCACTCGCTCTACTATAGGTTCTAGCACAATCTTTATGGCATGGAAGAGAACGTTTCAAGGGTCGAAGTGCATAGGGCATATCTTTCTTGCCTTATTCTCTGATACTATGTCAACCTCTTTATATTCCTTCTTAGGATAAATGCCGAGGATGAGCATGTTCTGTATGCGGTCGATAATCTTATCCTTATCTCGGATATATCTCCTTGCAAACCACGTATTCTTATCATCTAACGCATTGTAGGCATCATCACCGCCTTGCTCCAATGTTTCCCTCTTTACGAGTTCATTCATCAGATTCTTTACCTTTGCTGTCATTGTGTTTTATATTTAAAGCCTATTGCTTTTTTGCCGCTTTGCCCGTGACTTTGTTCTGCTCGTACAACTGAGCCGATTACTTCACCACGCTTGCTCTCCATTCAGCGAATACAGAGAGCCTTTCCGCTGTTATTTTCTGACTAGGCTGAAAGCCCACGTCAAGGTTTGAGAGACTCGCTTCTTCATATATCCATACACGATAGATTATTGATTCAGCGATTATAAATAAGTGAGACGCACACCGTAGTTCGTATTGCGATTGACGAAGTCGTTATTCGAATTGACGTAGAACGAGCCGCAGTTAAGCGCATTCCTGGCGTTACCACCAAAGAGGAGCAAAATGTCTCTCGCCACCTTTTATTTTATTTTTTTCTTATCACCATTTTTGCTTCGGTGGAGCAAGCTCCACATCGGGTAGCGCAGACCCTACAGGTCTGCGCCGTTTACGTATGTCGGATTTCCGTAAAAAGTGAGACGCACACCGCAGCCCGCACTGCGACTGACGAAGCCGAAATCCGAACAGACGCAGAACGAGCCGCAGTTAAGCGCATTCCAGGCGTCACCACCAAAGAGGAGCAACTGCCCCGTTCTGTTTGCCCATGAGTAGTCGCAATAGTAGTTTGCGCTATTACCGCCACCAACATTTTTTGGCATGATGTCGAAGAAGTCTCCAAGGACAAGGCTCAATACCCATCCACTATTTATATTTCGTGTGAATGTGCGATAATCTCCGACAGGATGCGCTTTAATCTCGGAATCAGAAGGCATTCTGTTACCTTTGTATACGAATGCTTCTGAACCAGTCTGACCGCTATTACCGCTATTACCGAAGTAAATGCCTTGTATCATCTGCCAGTACCATCCCCAAGGGTTCTCGATACCGAAGAGGTTCACATGGCATGCGCCAGCGTTTCCTGTCAATTCTGCCAAGCTGATTTTACCATTGTTATCTCCAAGGCTCTTTGTCGCACCCGTTGCAAGACCATTAACCTTATCCCATGTATTAGTACTACCAGTAGGACCACAACCAAACTTAGCCTGTGCGTTGCTGTTTCCGCTTTCCCACAAAACGAGCATAGGGATAATCTTCAATGTCTCATAGTCGAGCAGACCGAAATTCTTTCCGTTATTATGGGCATAAGTAAAGAACTCACTGATTGGTATATTGTTCGATACACCAAGTCCGCTACGGCTTACAAGCTTATTGCTAACAATACTACCAATATATGCGCCAAAGGTAGGATGGTCTATATAATGCTCAGAGATAGGATAAGTAGAACCCCACAGAATGTTGCATCCTGCTGACGCATCGTACTTCACAAGATAGTAGAGACGATGAGGGGTATGGAACATGATATGCCCCTTGCTCTCGTCAACGGCTGTACCATCCTCGAATACAGCAGAGTTGCTGCGAGACAATTTAGCCATTCTTCCATCGTTAGTGAGCAAGTATCGACCGAGCGAAGACTTGAACTCATTCCACTTCGTCTGGTTGCCGCAAACTCCCCATTGTGTATCACTTGTTTCTTTAAGATAAGTACCCCAAGCTATAAGCGAGAGGTCAAGCTGGTTAGTGCTGATAGAGTTAGCCAAATCAGACAACTTTATACGTCTGAGCGAGCCGCCAACCTCTATCAATAAGGTATCACCCTTAACCATTGATGATACCGATACTACTGTTGCAAGATTTTTCATATTTTGCTATTTTTATGTTACTAAATCAGTTACCAATTAAGTATTCTCCATTCTCATCAACGAGAGGTTCAGAGCCATCAGAAAAGAAATCGAAGCTTGGCTTGTATTCAGCATCACATCTTATCTCCAACTCATCATCAGCAGTTTCGCCTAAACCAGTATCAGAGATATTGAAGATTGCCGTATCGCCTTCTTGCCATTGTCTTGTCGTTGTAGCACCGCCATTTTCGGCAATCGTGCTCCAATTGAGTTTGAGAACGTTGGCAGGGCAGTCCACGATGTTACCCTCTGAATTGACTAGAGCAATCTGCTGTCGGTTGTCAACTCCAGGAGATATGTCTACGTTCTGTCCTGCCGACACGCTGTATTTAGGGTAAGTTCGGGAAACAGAGATTTGCTTGTTGCATACTTCCGTATCGCCTACATAAGCCCTGATAACGTATGATGTCGAATTAATAAGTCTTAAATCAAGTGTGATGTAACTTGTGCTGATTGCTACCACCTCATTCATTCCTACGCTTATCTGTGTCATCGAAGAACCGCTCATCTTGTATAGCTTGATAGTGTAGCCAGAAGTAATACTCTTTGCACCCTTGTAGATATGGAGAGGAATCTTTCTCAGATAAGCCTTTTCATCAATGCAAGCGTTCCTAACAGCATCGGATGCAGCTATCATGCCATGAGCTACCTTGTAGTCGTACAGAAGCAATCTATCTAACATCGGATTGTAGATGATAGTCTCATCATCATCCAATGCCATTGAATAAGCATCATCACTCTTAGATACCGTGTTCAGTACCACCTCATCGGTAAGGATAGGAACATTGACGTTGGTTCGATAGTCTACGATGTCAGCCTTAAATCTCAATGCAAACCGTTCTGCTACTGCCACATTACGGAATATGGTAAGGTCTCCACGTGTAGCACCATCCTGATTGATGGAATAGTCCGAAGCTGCCCACACCTTGCTTATATCCTTGCCGTTGACGAGCCACACCATGTTGGCAAGTATCGCATTGGCTTGCTGATACTTCCATGTACCATCGCTTGCGTAAGCTGTGATGTCTGGGTGTAATACGCAAGGTGTGTTGACTCGGTTAGGCTCGTAGCTGCTGTTAGCCACGTTATACACCTGCGTGGTAGGAGAGCCGCCCGACACACATACGATTGATTTTGCCGTATTGAGCGGTGCGAAAGACCTTCTTATTCTTACTGCGTTGTTTGTTGCCATAGTTTTTCCCTCCTATTTTTACCAAGTTGCCGTAAACAGAACATAAGCATCATGCTCTGTACCGCCATAGTCGCTCTCAGATTTTGCGATTGTGATAACGTTAGAGTTTACTTCCTTGATAAGCTCGTTATTGTCTTTGTAGGCTTTAGCGTTCCAAGCAACACCTGTAGGCGTTACGATAGCATTCGTTCTTGTGTTCTTGATGCGTCCTGTTATCGTAGCCGCCTTATCGCCTATGAGATTTGATACTTCCCCGACAATTACGTATTCGTCCGCATTATCGGTCATCACCTTGCCAGCTCTGAAACAAGCGTTTTGCGCATCCTTGTGATAGAACTCGCAAATAATGAGGGTAGAGCCGTTCACCATATCACGAGTAACCGTGAGGGTCTTATCACTTCCGAGTACTTCACCTGCCGAATTCTTCCACTTGACAGAGAAGTTGGTAAGTTCCGTTGTGGATAACCACAATCTTGCCGAAAGTGTAGCCGTATTCTCATTCTGCACATCTGTCAGTATCGAGCGATTTGCCGTTATCCATCCCATATACGAGTTGTTACCCATAGGTTGGATGAGAATAGTGACGAATCCGCTAACGTCCTGTGTGCTACTATCACCAATCTTTGCAGTTCCGCTATATGTGAGAGTATCAGAACTTGTAGAGCTGCTTGATGCAAGGTTCTTGAATATCTTCAACCTTCCGTTTGCATCCATACCGAACTTACCATCTCCTGTAAGCTGAAACGTACCGCTCGTACTTCCGCTAAACACAAGCAGAGTATCACCATACTTCCAATGATGGTTGCTGAGAGATACGATATTACCTTTTGCACTCTTGACATTAGGAGTAAGGATAGGTCGAGCCGCGTCATCAGTTTCCCAGTTAGGGAATGGTGTAGCGTTGTCATTGTTGGCATCCACGCCTTGAAATAGAGGCTGCGTACTCTCGATTGAAATTGACAAAGAATCGTTGTTGCGAAGTCTTCGTACAGGTACACAACCTTGTACTGAGTAATTAGTTTCTGCCATCTTTATTCCTCCGTATTTTTAAATTGTTCCAACTCTTGCTCGGTCATAGCCTTACCACCGATATTCTTAACACGCTCATCAAAGGTATCACCATGAATATTGTTACTCATCAACACTTCCTTCTCGTTGAGAATCATTTTGCCGTGAGCAGTGATGTGGGTGTGCAAGTTGAATCCGAGACCCAACGCTTGCACCTTGTCTAATATTACATACATCATACGCTTATTGTTCCTTTTGCTAGTTCAACTTTATTACCCCAAAAAGCAGTGATGGTGAAGATACAGCTATTGGAATCACCGATGTCATCATCCTCATCCGTCCATGCTATATCTATCGTTCCATCAAAGTTCTTGACCTTATCTTTATTCTGCCAAGCCGCATCATTGACAGCATCACCACTATCTCGCACGATACTCCATGATGTCACTTGGTCAGTAATATTCTCAAAACCACGTATCACGGAACATTCTACATGGTTTGTCTCGCCCTTGTCTATCCATTCTCCTGTGCTCTGAGTGATATTGAGTGTAGCATCAAGGATGGCATTTTGCGCCTTCCAGAAATCATTACCCCTTGCAGGCTCACTCGTTACATTTGTTCCTTCGGGCGCAACACAGAGCCAAGTCGTGCCGTTATGTGTCACTTGGTCGTAGTACACGTAGGTATCTCCTTGCTTCCAATCGCCACGATAGTTGATGGTCTTAATAGGTAAACCCTCAACGGTTACTATCTCGAAGTACTGAGAGTAGAACCGCACCTTCTTCGGGCTTATTTCATAAACAAGGTTATCGTTGCCGAGAGTATAGCTATGAACGTTGGTATATCCTACCTCTCTAGGAGCGTTGTCACCATAGGTTTCTTTAACCACGAAGCTCATTCGGTTTGTGTTCGTGCGGTTACCCATGAGAACGATTGTGTCTCCAGCAGCAGGGTTATCACTACCTTCTGCCTTATCACTTGCAGAGATGACTATCCATGAGAATTTCTTTCCGTCATAGAGGATATTATTGTTCGAATCCCTTATCTCTTCATTATCCGTAGACACATCAGTAATCTTACGCCAATAAAACTTGTTCGATACATTCTCATATACGCCAGCCTTGATATTGAACGTCTCGCACCTAACTTGGTCATCAACCTCAAACATGTTTGTTGTTGCGGTTGTTCCATCATCTGCAAACAGGTAGCACTTCCAACCAGTCAGTTCATTTGTTGTCTTGTTATAAATCTCTCTTACTTCGAATATCTTACCTGCCGAAGGGGAGAAAACGAGATTACCGCCTACGAAGGTGGTTTCACGAATCGTTAAGTTGTTGAAATACGCCTTGCCCCAGACTGATATGTCTGTAACATTCAATCCGTACTTACCATCCTTGCGCTTGTAAAATCCAAAACCAGACTGAGTTGCATCATCGTAATCAGCAGAGTTTAAGAGATTAATAGTTACGTTTCCGTTTCCATCAATGCTGTAGGTATTATTATTTCCTATGCGGAATCCCTGCAAGAACTTCTGCACCTTTTCCCAAGTGATAGTTCCTTTTGCGGTGTCGTCTTTCAGTTTAGAGAGATACATTTTATCGGTTATACTAGCATTAAAGCTATTGGTATTACTACCACCAACCATGCTAGATAGAGATTTAACAGTTTCTCCTTTTACTGCATCAATAATCTGCTTCGTATCACTCTTTGTAACTTCCAACGAATTAACAAGCTCAATCTCAACTTCTGCCAGCTCATCGTTATCAACCTTTACAGAGTAGTTGCTGACGAAAACTTCGTGACTAATAAGATTTCCATCGCTATCCGAATCGCCCTGTATTTGTATTGACAGCTTTGCATTCTCGTTTAGCTTACTTGCAAAGTCAGGATTTTCTTGCAAGAATATGCGAGAAAACTTAACAGAGTAGTTGAACTGGTCTGTATTGTTTTCGCTCATGTGCTTGATAAGAGCATCATCGAGTCGTTTCTCTGCTGCCGTTACAAGAACCTTTGGAGGTTTGATGCCTGTGATAACAAACAAATCTCCCTTTTGCGGTTTAAATCCAGCACTCGCGTTTGGCATTATGATACCTAGAGTTGATGTGTCCTTCTGAACCGCAATCCATAACTCTTTCTGAGTTGAATCTTGGTTTAGCTTATCTTCGTAAGCATCGCTAGCGTTAGCAAAGATGTAGTCATTCTTATCTGTGCGAACTGGTTTTAAGTTTCCATTTTCATCGACACTTACACAGTTGTAGCACTTCGAATTGTCAGTACTCGGTTGATTGTAAATCACAAATGAGCATGCAGGGCATCCGTTACTCTTGATGAGGTTTATCTTTGCAGGTTCACTAGCCAAAGCATGAGCAAACAAGTCAAAGCCAAAATCACCATTAAACTTATGCAACTTTATATAGAAATAGCTATGAATATATTTTCCGTCACTATCCTTTACATCACTATCAGCACTATCAAAAGCAATATCTGCAATCTCTCCGAATAGCTGTCCTTCTGCATTTACAATTCCTTTTATAGTTGGCTTTATATCACCAAAAGTAACAGTTCCTTGATGAGGATTTCCTTTCTTGTACAAGTTTACAAACTCGTAATATCCACTACCGCTTGGCAACTTGTGGGTGTTATTCAAAGCATAATAGAAACGCTCTGCACCTTTCGTGTTACGATATATAGAAGGCATAAGTACCGATGATGGTGCAATCCATTTTCGACCTGTTACAGACACTTGTACTGCATCATCCTCTGTTCCAGTATAGATTTTATCAAACCCATAAATACCTTCGTCATTTTTTCTGAAGTTATAGTCATACTCTACATATTTTGCAGATGCTATTCCGTTAACATAAATACCAGAATTGTCAAGAGGAATATAATTATCACCATTTTTCCAACTATATTCTGAATTTGTGTCAAGAGAAAAAACTACATCACCACTAAAAGAAACCTTCCATGCACTTGAACCATGAAATGTTCTTTTTCCGTCCATAGTGAACACTTTGCAGTTGTATGAAAATATTGCATCAATATCAATATAGAATGTTCCATCTTCTGCAAATTCAACACTACATGCATCACCCAAGTTAGAATCAGTACATACGTTTTTATAAAGGTCGTGATATGTTGTGTATATATTTATGGTTCTTGTTGCACTTGATAGGTTTGTTATATTCTCTTTTTTTTGAATATAGTCAAACAGCTCAAAATTAAACGAGATTTTAGAGAAATCTATAATCTGACCTTTCTTTACATTTATTTTTATACTAACCCAAAACCAACATTTAACCTTTGGATTTTGACTATTGTCAGCTTGCGTAAGATTCTCAGGAGAATAAGTATCTCTTACATATAATGTAGACACATCAACATTTCCTTCGTACTTTCCCTTCTTACTCTTAAAAAGAACAAGATTATCGTTATATTTTGAATATCTCAAATAATCCGATAACGTAACATCTACATGCTCACTTGCTATATTTTTTGCGTCAAATATAGCCTCACCGAACTCATCATCATTAGGATAGTAATATGGCAGGTTATCGGACGAACCGTAGCCAGTTATCATATCAACTATCTTATAGTTCGCATTCTCCTTAGATACAGAGATAAGAGCATCACTACTACCATATTTTATAGGTATATCGGTTAAGTCGTGCTGTACCTTGCCGACATGGCAAACGTTGCCATCCCAGTAGTAATCAAGCTCAAAAGTTGTGTTGATAAGTTGTAAAACATCAGTCAAATATTGGTCTTCAAATGATACTTCCTTAACTTCATCTGTTCCATATCCTTCGTCAACAACAACGTAATATCCCTTGTATTCATCTGTAGGACGATACAATCCACAATATGCCATTGAGCTATTGACGCGAGCAACAAACTCATGGATAGTTCCACCAAACGTGAACTTTGTCTGGTTTGAACGGTATTTGTCTTTATTCTGTGTATCAACATCATCAACGACAACATCAAAGAACAGAGTGTTATCAAGCAATTCTCTTCTAGATGTGAAAGTGATTTCGTTCTTCCACATTCTAGACGAATTATCCTTTGTAGAGTTTGGTGTATAGGACGCAAAGAATCTATCGCCATTGTACTCCACGAACTCTTCCTTCTTCCATTGCAAAGGCTCAGATGAATATATTGTAGCAGTAAGGGTAGGAGCACCACCCATACGCTTTGCATCGTAGGTATATGATGATACAATAGCAGGGTTAGCTTCCGATGGGAACAAACCGATAATTTCATTACCAGTGTTCTCATCGTAAGTCAACTTCTGTATGTATAATGATTCTGCCTTCATGTTTATTCTTTATTATTGTTTGTATTCTTTGTCCTTGCGGTAATCTCAGCTTGTTTTTCGGCACGTTCATCTGCCTCTTCTTGCTGAGTCTGCAATCTTACTTCCTCGTCAGGTGTAGAAACAGTATTCTTTTCAACACCAGTCTTAGTAGAAATCAAACCTGCACCGCTCAATGTACAAAGCATCTGATTCCATGCACTTTCATCGAATGGCTGCCATGGCTTAAATGATGTACTGATTCTCATCTGCTTAAACTCAGTAATTGCAGTAGGATTCTCACCGCTTGCAACCAACTGCTTTGCCAATCCCTCCTTGAACAGTCTTGAATGTTTGCTAACGAAATTCTGCCACTCAATAGCTGCATTGTTAGCCTCCTCAATATCCAAAGAACGTGTCATTTGAATTGCCAAACCGCTTATATCGCCACTAGACTTAATATCTTTCGGCAAGATAAATGTACATCCTGTAGCAATCTGCAATTGGTCGAGGATTGATTGCATGAACTCAATCATGTTTTGTGGAGAAGGTGGAGTCTTGAACTCAGCACTACCATTTCCTTCAATGCTTGTATCATTCAAGATGATAGAACCAGCAATCTTCTTTGCGGTTTCATTGAGCTTACCCTTGATATAAAGGATTCCCCATCCGTGACGTTTCTGAATGACCGCAAACAGATTATAGATAATCTCGAATAGCTCGATAAGGTCTTGACCGTTATTCCAAGCAACATCACCACGCTTTGTAACAAGTGGACTCTCCGAGAATCCGTGTTCTTCCTTGCTTTCCAAACACCATCCTTTCAGTACTTCGTTTGTATCAACGTCTTGTACAAATACATCTGTGAAATGATAATGATATGTCTTGTCGTATGCATCAATGTGTCTTACATTATCCTCAGTACGATAATACACGCAATCAAGAAGCGGTTCTCCATTATCGTCTTTGTGTGTGATAATCTGATAGCCATCTTCATACGAGAACAATCTGCATTTCACTTCGTTATCCTCATTCATGTAAACGAGCAATCCTACGTCTCCATAGCTCTGTTGAATGCGTATAGCTTGCATTTCGATACCATCCTGATTCGTTTCGTCCCAGTGCCACTTGAAATCTGCAAAATTCTTTTTGAGTTTATCAGTCGGATTGCTGTCATGCAGTATGTGGTTGCGCTTGTTACCACCTAAACATAGAGACTTCTTATCAACAATACGCCGTTGCATAGGAATGCCAAACTTCTTAAACTCAATCTCGCAATAACTGCCATCATCAAGCTTGCAGCATATAGAAGGTAAGTTCGTATCAAACAATACCCTGTGAGAATAAGGGTCTAACTCCTTCGCAAAACGCTCTTGGCTAACAACTATCTTGCTGATATTCGGAAGCTGTGCCTCTTTGCAGAAATTTGTCTTAATATCAGAACCATCAGAAGAGTCATTGATGGTAATAGAGCGCGAACCCCTCAAAAACGGCTTTTTCAGAAGCAGCTTTTGTGGATTCTCCAAAAAATCATTAATTATATCTTGTCTCTTTCTACTCATCGTTATTGTCGTTTAATGATGGTTCAACATCGTTGCTATTTTGTGAATCGTTGTTCTCTTGTGGGTCAATCAATCCATAATGTCTGCAACAAGCTTTTTTTGAAGCCCAGTAGTTACATTCTCTGTTTGTATTAGGACAAACAATATCGTGTTTGCTTGGTACTACGATGATTCGCTTCTGCTTCTGTGACTCTTCCATTTCGAATTTGTCATTCAGCTTTACACGTATATCAGTCTGCATCTTCAATGCATCTTTCGGTTCAAGATTTCCGTCACTAAGAGCTTGGTCTATCTTGTCAAGCATTTTAAGAAGCTCGTTTTTGTTCTCTTCTTTGGTAATAGCGTTGTTATTAACATTGCCGATACCGAAAGGTTCTAGAACATCTAGCAGTTTCTTGAATCGTGGAGTTTCGTAGAATTTCGCGGCATCCTTTTCACTCTTACGATAAGCAAGACGATACGCTAAAGTCTTATCTTCCAATGCGTCACAGAGGATAGCAAATGCAATGTCTTTCTCATCGCATTTATCCCAGTCAATCCGCACGGATTCAAGAATCATTTTTATATTTTCTTTTTTCAGCATATATTCTAAAATTAATAGTACAACGTATCATCATAAATACTCTGAGCATTAGGATTTTTTTCTTCAACTTCTTTCTCTGCAAGTCTGAATCCCTCCTGTAGCTCGCTACCATACTCCATATTCAAACATGGGTACATTCTCATTGCGCAAGGGTCAAGCAAGTCCATAGAACGGTCTTTTCCAAGATTTCTGTTCATTTCCTTCTTGCTCTGCAACTTCTTCTTTCCGCTCGGCATCTTGTCAAAGCGAACTACTGCGCATTCTTCCATGAACTCATTCTGCATTGAAACTCTGTATTTGAGGTTTTGATGCGTATAAACCGCATTTGCAACCTTATCAGAGAATGTAAGCTGTCCTCGCTTAATCATGTAGCTCAGTCGCAAGTAACATAGGTCTTTTATTGTCATAGCTGACAAGTAATAAACTCCCATTGCCTTTGCTGCTGATATGTAAGGGATAGCATCTGGTATATAGTCGTTGAAATACCTACCTGCCGTGGCATCATAGATAATATGGCTCTCTGCTACTCCCTCGTTAGCCGCAAACAGCCTAGCTCTTTCAGCATTGATTCGCGGTGTTGAATGCATAACGATTTCGTAATTGACAACGTGGAATCCATTCCACGACAACATCAGAGTATTATCCTTTCCGAAATCTGCCAAGTCGATTGTTATCCATTTGTCACCATTTACGGCTGGGTCTTTAACGAAACAATCTCTTGCCGCTTGGCTTGGAATCGGAATATCCTCTTCTTCTTCGGGGTCAACATTGAAGTTACCCTCCATAAGAGCTTGTGCCATTCTGCCGCCCGATGCCGCTACAGAACCTAAATAGCCAGAGTTGTTTTCAAGCATCTTCTTGTTTGAACCAAGTTTACCTTGATAGAAAACAAAACTCTTAATCATTACTTCATATCCAAAGTTGCCGCCAATGGTTTTAAGCTTTCTGTCTATATCTATCTTACATTTTTCATAGACTTCTCGCTTAGACATTCCCCAAACAACATCCTTAACAGTCGGTCCTGCACAATAGAAGTATCTGACTACACCATCACGCTCTGGGATGATAAAACCGTCTGAGCCAATGTACCAATCAAGAAATATTCTCGTCCAGTGGCTACGCTTCGGGTTAAGTGTTGCAAAGAACTTACCTGTAAACGTCTTGCTCTGACCTCTGTTTCGGGTCATAACGTATGAGAAAACTTCCCAAGTCATCTCCGTCAACTCGTCAATCGCAATCAAATCGTACTCCCATCCTTTCGCGCGCTCTCTCAACTTATCCATATTGGAATCGTCAAGATACGTCAAATCGACAAACGTTCCATTCGGAAATGTAACGCGCGGATTCTCGCTCTCTCTGATTTTCACATAATCAGCTCCGAATATCTGTTTAAACTTCTCTACGAATCCTCCACCTGCTTTTTGATTACCAAGTGAACGGCGTGAAATCATTGCACGAAAATCTGGGTCGGTCATTAACGGCTCTGCCATCGCAAGTACAAGACCATACGATTTGCCTCCTCCGAGATTTCCGCCACCAAAAACAACGTCAACGTTGCTACTTGCAAAGGACATTTGAAAGCCCTCTTGTGGTCTGATTTCTATATCTTTATTCGTGTTCATGCTGCAAAGATACCTAATTTATAATATATAATAGTGTGAAAATAATTCTATATTGGTTACGTAACAAATAGAGTTTCTAAAAATCTAAAAATCACCTCATTATTTAATTATCTTTGCAGCAGAATTTTAAAAATTAGTAATATGAAGTTTACAAAACAACAACTTTTAGACACCCTAAAAGCAAAACTCACTGCAAACGGAAAACACCTTTCCATCAGTGAAAAGACAATCAAGAGTTTGAGTGATTCCCACTTTGACCTCTTAGTTGGTGAAGATACAGAGTTAGATGATTTGGTGAAGAAAATTTTGCCGCAGTATGTTTCCCTTAACGGCAACTACGAGAAGGACAATGCCGACTTCGTCAAGAAATGGAACGATGAGCATCCCGACATTAAGCCAAATCCAAAGGACGATGACAAAGAGCCTTCGGCTGTAGAAAAGAAGCTTTTGGAACGCTTGGAAGCTCTAGAGAAGAAGGATGCAGAATACGAAGCATCTAAGCTTGTATCACAGAAACGTAGTGAACTTCTCGCAAAGTTCAAGGAGAAAGGTATCAACGATAGTAAGTGGATTGAAAAATACATGAACAAGTTGAACCTCACTAAGGACTCGGACATCGAGCAGGAATTTACGGATGCGGAAGAGTTTTACAATCTCTCTCATTCAAAGCCAAACAACAACACTCCAGGTAGTGCTGGCGGTGGTGACAATGACAAGGCTTACGATTTCTCTGATGTTGTGGGTATCGTGAACCCTGACGCAGGCGAATAACATTATTCATTCACTATTAAACAAATTTACAAATTATGGCAGCAGCAGATGATTTCTATTTGAAGCATGGATATGGCGGTCACTTTGGCGGTCGTACACTCATCCAAGCACATGGTAAGATTGGCGGTCATAGAAGCGTTTTCATTAACCTCGTAAGCGGCAACAAGGACGCATTCGTTTACCCTCCTTTTGGTGGTATTATCACAAATCCGTTCAAGGGTCGCGCTAAGGCTTACGCAGGTGATTTTTGCGAGTATGACCCAGACACTTACGGCAAGAATGGCGGTCAGACCGTCAAGATTTTGAAGTATTACGAGTTGGCAAAGGCGGCTACAAACACTGATACCGACATTTTGGTTGTCAATGATGGCTATCATCACATTCCTTTTGCAGGTGATAATATCATGGTGGCACAGTCAGACTTTACAAAGAAGTCTTTGGGTGTTACCATTACAGCTGTAGAGAAAACAACCGAAGGTGACAAGGATGTTTGGAAGCTCACTCTTTCAGCGACTCTTGCAGTTGCATTGAAGGTTGGCGATATTCTCGTAGAGGCAGAAAAGGCAGGTGCAACCGTAGCTCCTATGGTTACAAATCCTAACACTTACTTCGACCGCGACAACGACTTCTTCTATGACCCTAACTTATCAACCAATGTTGAGGAAGGTGAGGGTGCTCAGTACTCTTATACTCCAGCATTGATTAAGGATTCAAGAGTAATCTTGAACTTGGCAAAGTGCAACAAGCTTCCACCAGCCGTACTTGCGATGAACACAAGAACAGAGAACGGATGGTTCGGGTTCTAACCGCTCTACTTCAATAGGATAACAATAGGATAACATATCATTAATTTAAGTATTCAGGATATGCAACAATTTGATTTTAACAATTCGAGATACGCCAAGTTGTTCTCTTCTAAGGATAACATCAACTTTCTGAGAACCTTCTTGAATACCAAGGGGTTGCTCTATACCAACTATGGCTGGTATCTCACACAAGGTCGTAGAGCTTCTATGCCTACACCTACAGACTACGATGGCGTGGCTTCATTCAGCGTCAAGTCTCGCAAGGCAGAGGCAGCTCCTTTGATGCACCTTCGCGCTCCACTTGGTGATGCTCCAGAAATGGATAACGAGGGTTTGGAGATATACACAGGTACAATTCCAGACTTCATCGGTTACAAGTGGTCTGAAAACGCAAGACAACGCGAGTACAAAGAGAAACTTTTTGAACAGTTCGGCAACGATGCAGACCTTATGGCTGCTTGGGTGCGCGATGTTGTTCAGGTAGGTAAGAACTCAGCAGAGGCAACACTCTCTAACCTGACAGCACAGATTATGACAACTGCAAAGATGAGTTGGAAGGGCAAGGGTGAAGGTTTGCAGCAGTTCTTGCAGAAGGTTGAGCCATTCCCAACAGAGAACCGCAAGAAGGCTGGCGCAAAGGCTTGGGCTGACCCAGACTGCAACCTTATCTCACAGATGAGAAAGATTGAAGACGATTATCGCGATGAGCGTGGCGGTACTGAGATTTCTCTCGTATGGAAGATGACTCGCAAGATGTACCGTGATGTATTCTTGCAGAACAAGGAGGTTAAGGAGTGGTATATCAACTGGTGCAAGGCTCACGACCGCGCATATACTGCTAACATGCAGATTTTGGACGAGGACTTCAAGAAATCACTTTCCGACATGACAGGTCTTTCTCCTATCGAGATTGTCGTTGAGAAGGAGCGCAACAAGACTGTTATAACTGACACGTTCGTGCAAGGTTGGGATGATAAGATTGTTGTACTTTGCCCTACTGGTGATAGCGTTGAGTTCAAGTGGACTCCTATATACGACCAGACACTTCAACAGAAGTATGGCGCAAAGAACATTGATGTTTCTTGGGCTTCAATCGCTGACGGACTCGTTACCGTAGGAAACTACGCAATGGATAACGGTCAGTTCCGCGAGTGGCAGACTAAGGTCATGATGTCGGCTTGCCCTGCACTTCTCGACTTTATGAACCACGTAATCATTGATACCTCAACAGTAGGTAATTAATGGTGGTTCACTCACAATATACAATAACATCTAATTCATTTATCTCTCAATGGCAGCATCGAAGTTTGACATATTGGACTATCTGAGCGGCATGACTAACTTTGTCTTCGACAAGTCAGCATTAAACAATGTCGCTTTGGATTGCGGCGTTTCTGATGTTGAGTCTTATTTGGACTTGACAGAAGAACAGAAAGACAGATGTAAGATTGCACTCTTGGAAAAGATTGTATTCGGTGTCTATCAGACAGCATCCACCACAAACCAACATGGCGCATATACTCTTACGGTAGGTGCTCAGACCATTACATCGGCTGCATTGCTGAGTATCAAATCAGAACTCAAAAGACTTTACAAGAAATATGGAGAGGATGATAAACTTGATGCTCTCAATGAAACCGATGGAGAGGTTAAATGGATTGAAGAAACAGATTGGTAAGATATGTACACTGACAGAAATGCTTTGGATGAATATGCCTATCATGGTGTGTTCTACCGCTCGGAACAAAAACCGAAAGAAGATGGAGACCTTATCGGAGACGATGGGGATATGTTAGGCGATACTGATACTAGTGCAGGTGAGGCAGAAACAGAAAATGTAGAAACTATCATTTTTGAAACTGATTGCGATATTCAGGAAACCAATAAGCTGTTTAATTCGGGCGTAGTTACATTAGGATATACAATCTATTTTCCGATGCCCACGAAAGAGGGAGAAGATGGAAAAGAGGAAGAATATATTCCTGAAGGATTGAATGCTGGCATTCGTTTCCGTGGAAAAATGTACGGAATGGACGTTGACGGAATGGTTATTGGCGTTTATCCGACACAGATGCACGGATGTGTAGCTTACATCAAGGGTACTGATATTTAGTTTTTTCATCATAAGGTAAAATGTATTTAGGATAACAAGGTATGGCACAGAGGATTAATCGCAGATTGTCTCGAATTGAGAATTTCTTTTCGATGCTTCTTACTAAGGGAAAAATCTCAAACAACATATTTGTTGGAGAATTGCCACCTACAACTAGTAAGAACTGGGATGATTTTGTCAATGTGGACGTAGGTCAGCAAAGAGATTATGGCGGTTATTCTTCTGGCTATGCTAACATTTATCTCTATGCAAGACCAAAGGGAACTCCACTGAGAAAGAATGTAAAGTTACTTGACAAGATGGAAGGTATTCTTGACAAAATCATTGATGAATCAAGAGACGCAAACTATACAATTAGTGTATTATACAGAGATAGCGGATATGATTCAAACCGTCAGTTCCATTTTCAGATTATTTCTGTTTCGGTTATTGTACGTTAATTATTTCATTTATTTAGGATAACAATTTAAACTCATAACAATATGGCAACGAAAGTTACAAGTACAGGCGCAGGTGCAATCAAGCTCTCTAAGCCTTCACACATTATTGTTCGTCCGTTCAATGGCGATGCGGCTGGTGACGATTATTACGATTTGGACGATGTTGTTCGCGACACCACATCTATCTCTCAGGACGATAACGATACTACCGATATTGAGCGCGAGACTTCTGATACTCCTATCATGTCTATCGTGACAACTGGTAAGTATCAGTTTGCTGCTGAGGTTGCAGATGCTCAAGCTCCTGTATTGACTGCATTGTGCGGCTTTACAAAGGGTACTGATGGTAAGATTTACGCTCCATCTGGTTACAAGCTGATGTATGCAGAGGTCGCAGTAGTTTTTGACAACGCAGACGGTACTACACACACAGCATTGATTCTGCCTAAGTTGCAGCTCAATTCCAAGACAACCATTGAGTCTCTGAACTCTAGCTTGGCAAAGGTTGCGTTGGCTGGCACAGGTCAGTTGGTTGAGGTTAAAGATGGCGGTGTAACTCGCAAGACACCATTCTACATTGACCCTGCATACACATTGCCAGTTGCTGGTGCATAGTGTAGATTCTTCAACAATTCTCGACTATATACAAGGGGCGGCGGCTTTAATGCTGTCCGCTCCTTTTTAAGTTTTATCATTTATGGCTGAAACATTATACAAAAAAGCATTAAAGCTTATTACGAAGGAATTAGACAAGGATGCAAAGAATGTGTTAAGAGAATGTATTCAAGAGATTACGTACACACATCGAACATACAACCTCTATGATTCTTACGGATATGGCATTTATGTCGAAGGCAAGCTTGAAAAGATAGGCTACTTATCATCCTCACCAAAAGCATCCAAAGGCAAGAATTGGTATGGAGAAGAAATTAAAGGTCGTGAGGCGATAAACGAATATCTCAAAAACGATTATTCCCCTAGTGGAGTAATTGATTTGGCAGTTGTTGCGACTATGCCATACGCTAAGATATTGGAAGATGGCGGTGGAAATCTGAAACAATCTTACAGAGTCATTTCCATGTCGTTTCAAAAGCTACAAAACCTATCCAAGAAGTATAATGGAACAGTAAGTGTGATTAGAAAGTAATTCATATATATGGGAAAAGTATATAGAGCACAAAAAGACCCGAATAAGGCTAAGAAACAAGCTATAGAAGACGAGAATAAGGTGTTACCTAGTTCTCCTCTATCTGACGCAGCAATGGAACGTCTTGCGCAAATTATGAATGATTCTCCTACAATTGTAAAACTACAAGGTACAGAGTGGGAGATAAGAGCATTGAAGCCCGGCACTCAATGGATGATAGCAGAGGAGGCTTGCAAGATTGTCAAGGGCGAAAACTTATCAATGGGTGATGTTATCAAGGAGTTTGCTATCAACATTCCATCTGTGGCAAGAGTAATTACACTATCCTTGCTCAATGACAAGAAACGCATTGATTCTGAGGAATACCAACAAGTTTACGACCAGTTGCTTTGGGGAGACTATGACATCAAGGATTGGGCAACATTACTCGTTGAGATTCTCAATTTGCTAGATGTGGATTTTTTCTTCGCGAGTACCAATGTGATTCAGACCGTCCGCAATCAAGCTCTGATGAGGAAGAAACAAGCAGCCGAATTATCCCGTCACGAACAGAATACGGACAAATGATAGATTTCTTACGTGCCAACACATGGTGCTCGCAAGAAGAATATAAGTGGAGAATGACCGTTCCGCAGATTCGCCTTGCGTCTATGGATTTTACTCATATAGAGTATATATCGTCAGATAAAGGCAATAATCAGAAGAACGACAAATTAAAGAATGCAAAGGTAATCAATGGTGCAGAGGATTTGCGAAATCTCAATGACCTTGGAATACCTATTTTATAAACTCTTAAACTTTTGAATTATGGCAGATTCAGCATTAGGCAGTGCTCTTGTTATACCAGAGTCCGCATTGAAGAAAATCAAAGAGGCTGATGATAAGTTGCAGAAGTTACAAGATACGGCTAAAAATACCGCGTCTGGTGTAACACAATCTTTCAAGGATATGTCTGTTGGTACTAAGCCGTTCCTTGATTCTTTAGACCAAGTTATAGCAAAACTTGCAACAATCAACGCATCTGCTTCAAATGCAAGCAGTGGTATCTCAAACGTAGGTGCGAGTGCAGGTAACATGAACAATAACATTACGTCAGCAGCACAAAACATTCAAAATATGGTAGCACAGCTATCTAAGATGAATGGTTCTGGCACTAGTGGTATTATGCAAGCGGCACTTGCATTTCAGAGATTACAGGAATCGGCAAAGGGTGCTAGCGGTATGAATATTGCTGAGTTAAAGCAAGAAATTGGTTCTATTGAAAGTATGTTGCGAGATACAACACAAAATCTCACCAAGGCAGACCAAGATGCACTTATTAAGCGAAAGAAGGCATTACAGGATGAGTTGAGATACCAGCAGCAGATGTATAATGAACGTGCTGTTGCTTTTCAGAAGGCTCTCGATAAGATGGTGAGTGCGGAGCAATCATACAACAACAAACAGAGAAAAGCATACGCTGATAGGGCAAAAGACTATCAGACAAGAAACAATAAGACAAATACCACCTATCAAGGTGCGCTCGATTTCTCTGCTACTGCAAATACGCTCAACCGCCAAGTACGCGCTATAGAATATCTGAAAGAGGCTCGTATGAAGTTGTCTCAAACCGATGCTGATTATAAGCGAAAATTGGATATTCTCAATGCTGCCATTGAGCAACATAACAAAAACTTAAAAGAGGCTGGTGTTAATTCTCGCGCGTTGACAGAACAAACATCATATATGGCTGGATATATGTCACGTTGGGCACAGCGTATGGCATTTGCATTCTCAGTGGGTTCTATCAAGAATTTTGTCGAGCAGATTGCATCAGTCAGAGGTCAGTTTGAACTTTCAGAGCGTTCACTCGAAGCTATCTTGCAGAACAAACCAAAGGCAGACGAGATTTTCAACAAAACAGTAGAACTTGCCGTTAAATCACCTTTCCGTATCAAGGACTTGGTGGATTACACACGACAACTTTCCGCTTACCGAATTGAGTCTGATAAACTTTATGATACAACCAAGCGACTTGCCGATGTTTCAGCAGGTCTTGGCGTTGATATGGGAAGACTTATCCTTGCATACGGACAAGTCAAGGCTGCTGCATACCTTCGCGGTTCTGAGGTTCGTCAGTTTACCGAGGCTGGTATTAATATGTATGGCGAGCTGCAACAATACTTCAAGGAAGTTAAGGGAGAAGCGTACACGACCGCGCAGATTGTTGATATGATTTCCAAGCGTAAGGTCACATTTGAGGATGTCGAAGCGATATTCCAACGCATGACCGATAAGGGTGGAACATTCTACAATATGCAAGAGATTCAGGCTGAAACTCTCCAAGGTAAGATTTCCAACTTGAAGGATGCTTTCGATGTGATGCTTAATGATATTGGCAAGGCTAACGAAGGCACGATGAAGGGGATGGTAAGCTGGGGTACTTCTATGCTTGATAATTGGAAAGCACTTGCAGAAATAGGAAAAGCTCTTATACCTATTCTTATTGCTATAAAGGCTAACTCTATGTTTGCAAAGACTAGTCTCGGAAAAGCTTTTTCTCAAGCATCTGGCACAGGTATCGTGAGATACAAGGCTCTTTTCGTAAATTCCTTAAATGGAATGAAAAAAGCTCTTAAAGATTTTGGCGGTCTTGTTAAAAGTTCATTATCAAGTATAGGTGTAGGTCTCGCTATTTACGCTGTAGCAGAAGTAATAACTACCGTTTACGATAAGATTTCCAAGTACAACGAAAATGTACGTAAGGCAGAAGAAGAAACCATAAAGGCAAAGGGCGCAATAGGTGCTTTAGCTGGAACGTACAACGACCTTGCAAATGCAGCCACAAATGCAAATGGCAAATTAGAAGGAAAGGATTTAGAAAAGAATGTCGAAGATAGACGTACAACGTTACAAAAGCTTATTGATGCAGCATCAAAAGACGGACTGACTTTCAAAATCAATGTAGATAGTCTCGATGTAAACCAACTTAATACTACTTTCAGTAAGGTTGAAAAAGAGTATAAAAATTTCGTTGATAACATGGAGATTCTCAGAAGAAACTATGCAAAGAATGATGCAAAGAATACTTGGTTTACTGATGGACTTGATGATGATGCAGACGATTACAAAGATGCTGTGATTGATGCTCTCGCAAAGTCTTCGCAAATGGAGAGAGTTGTAGCAAACATTAACGCAAACTATAAACAAGCCACTTCGACCACGAAGAAATACTTTGATGAGATACGTGCAGGTCAAAAGGATAACGAATCCAACATTGATTATATGACACGCATGTATGAGTTGATAAAGAAAATCAACATAACACAAGGCGGCAGCGACTATAAAATGCCATCTTTCATTGGTACTTCGCAAGCTGATTTCAATGACATTATCCGTGCGATGAACAGCGTACAAAATAAGGCGCAAGAATTGAACAGCGAGTTTGATAATGTTTTTGCAGGCATGAAGGATGCGTTCAAAAACGACCCAATAAAGATACAAGCATTTATTGATAAAATTGCGGCAGAGCGTGATTGGAATCAATACGAGAGAGACCTTGCTTATAGACACTTTGGTATCAATGTATATATTGATAAAGCCAATATGGAGAAGCAAGTATCTTGGGTTGATGATTATATTAATGATTTCTTTGCAAAGAAAAAGTATGGTATTAGCCTCGTTGTCAAAGAAATTGATGACGATAAGGCTTTTGAAGGCTTCCTTGGGAAAGGAGACCAAGCAGCAAAGGCTGCAAAATCTTGGAAAGAAGTTGAAAAGAGACTCGCCGCGGTTGGCAAAAACTCGCCTACAATAACAGTTGATGATACTATCAGAAAGATATTCAAGGCTGGTGAAATTGGAGCAAACCAAATGGTAATTTCTGTAGCCAAGGTGAGAGCCAAGGTTAGGGAATTGAAGCAAGCCGCGACTCAGCAAGCGTTAGCTTTGGGTGTTAACCCTTTTGAGGGTGATGTTAAAAAAAATAGAATCAAGCAAGATAAGGCACAAAGAGACATCTTGCAAGAGCGTATTTCCCTGTTAAAGGATATGAACTCTAAATACAACGAGTTGATTAAGACGGAATCAAAAGAGACCGCATTATCTGCTACTCGTAAGTATTTTAAAGAGGCTGCGCAAAATGTAGGATGGAAAGCTTCTGATATTCTGCCAGACGATGCATCTGTGGCAAAACGCATTCGTGAGATTGGCTCTCAGTACAAGGAATTGACAAAGCGAGGTAACGCATTCCGCATTTCGGCAGACATTGATTTGAAAGTTTCTGAGAAGGAATACAACAAATTAAAGGATGATATATCTAGAAATGTCAATGATGCATTCTCTCAGATGGACTTGTACAAAAAACTGAAAGATGAGGGTATGTCTGATGAGCTTATTAAGTCTATGTTTGGAGACCTTACGAAGTCGTTTGATGAAGTACAGGAAGACATAAATAATGAGTTTAATAAGTATATCATCAAAGACTACGAAACTCATTATGGTAAGGATTTCACAAAATGGGGCGATAAGGTTATTCAGCAATACAACTCTGATTTGGAGAATACCGCCGAAGTCATAAGGAAAAAGTTCTCTGGAAGTGATGTCGAAAAAGAATATCTCAATCAGACACAAAAGCTCAATCAGAAAATCGAGCAAGACCAAGTTAATCAAGCACAAGAATTGATTAAGGCATACAAGCAGCAACTTTCCGACCAGTTACAGTTGGATAAGTGGTACATTGAGGAAAAGCAGAAAATCCAAAACAATGCGAATATTGCCAAGAATCCTGAGTTACAAAAGCAGTTGCAGGAGAATTTGACTGCCCAATACAAGAAAAAGACTGGCGAGAACACTTGGAAGAATTTCCAAGGCTCTGATATGTATGTTAAGATTTTCGAGAACCTCGACCATACATCCACCAAGGTACTCGACTATATGATACAGAGGCTACAATCCTTGCGTGAGGAAATGAAGAACCTCGACCCTACACAAGTCAAGGCTATCACGGAGCAGATTAGCAAATTGCAGGAAACTCGAAATTCAAGAAATCCTTTCAAGGCTTTCACAAGTGGACTGAAGGATTTGGTAAAGTACACTAAGGAATACAAGAAACTCGGTGGAGACAATGCTTTAATCTCCACAAGCGACAAGTACGACAAAGAAGAAAAGAATATAGAGAATCAAGGTAAGATTATCGCCAATTTGGATGCTGAATACAACAAGTCTATGTTGCTTAACGGATTGGACGATGAGAAGACCAAGACGTTGAAAACCAATCTTGATTTGTCGAAGAACCAACTCGACAATATGAAGAAGCAGCACAGTGAGACAAAAGGCACTCTTGATACACTTAACAATGTTCAAGGCGAGACCGACAATGCTAAGAATAAGTTTAGCAAGTCCGTAACAGATATTACCTCTATTGTTTCCTCTATGGCAACAGCATTCAATGGATTGTTTGAAGCTTTGGGCGGTTCTGATGAACAACTCGAAAACACTCTTAGTGTCGTTGACAATATCGGTCAGGCAATCGGTTCATACTATAGCGAAAACTATGCAGGTGTCGTATCGGGCGCAATGGGCGCGCTTACAGGCGTAGCTAAACTATTTAGCAACGAAGGAAAGATTGATAAGGAAATTGCACGCCAAGAACGCGCTGTAAATTCATTACAACACGCTTACGAAAAGCTTAAAAAGAGTATGGACGATGCCTTTGATACGCAAAAGCTCTACGAATACAACCAAAAATCGGTCGATGCCCTTAAAAAGCAGCAGAAGGCGTACCAAGCAATGATTAACGCAGAGCGCGGTCGCAAGAAACCTGATGAAGGCAAGATTCAAGAATGGGAACAGCAGATTGATGCTTTGAACACAACAATCCAAGAATTAGGTGAATCTATGACAGAAGCACTTGGCGGTTTTGGTTCTCAGTCTAACTATAAATCTGCTGCTGAAGCTTTCTCGGAAGCGTGGGTAGATGCTTTCAATGAAGGTAGTGATGCACTCGAAGCACTCAACAATAAGTTTGACGAGTATTTCAATACAATGCTCACCAAGCAGTTAATGAATAGAGCTACTTCAAAATACATTCAGCCTATCCTTGAAGCATTCGACAAAGCGGTATCTGAGGGCAGCGAAGGTGGAAACAATGGTCTTGACGTTACCAAGAAAGAACTTGAAGGTATCAAGGAGCTGAAAGACAAGAATCTTGCATTATTCAATGAGTATGCAAAGAACTTGATGGATGTTCTCAACGTCAAACCTGCTGGCAGTTCAAATATTTCTGCTTTGCAGCAAGGTATTCAGTCTGTTACAGAATCAACCGCACAGGCGTTGGAATCGATACTCAATTCTCTCAGGTTTTATGTAGCTACTCAACAATCAGACATTCGTATCATCCGCGACACTCTGTTAGAGAAGCTCGGCAATAGTATCAGCGCGATAACACAAGATACATCAAGCAGTCCTGTACTCATTGAGTTGAGATTGCAGACAACAATACTTACTGATATTCGCGACACCTTGGCTAGCTGTGTAAAGGGCGGTCACAAGCAAGGAAGAAATGGTATCAAGGTATTTATGAATTAGCTTTCTGCGTTCTATATATAAAATTAGGGCAAGCTCGGTTTCACAACTGAACTTGCCCTTTTTAATCAACATAAATCTAACTAAACCTTAACTAATATAAAAAGTAAAATTACACTTTATGTCTGTGTGTACCGCCGTACACTCTGTAAACAAGAAAATAATATAAATATTTTTACCAAACTTTGCTATTTAAATGAGCTGTAAGACGTTATTTCTGCTCGTCCTTACAACTATTCCACTCTGATGTGTAAACGTGCCCTAACGTCATATTTACGTCATCGTAGCCAATGATTTTAACATCATTATCCTCTCCGTACTCTACAAGGTCACATTTTCCTTTGCATTCAATGCGAACTTCACTCTTTCCGCACACATAAATGCGAGTAACCATATTCTCAGGAACTTCAATTTCCAAATCCTTGCAGTACGCGACTAGAATAATCGTAGAGCGCGCATTGATAACTCCATGAGCACCTATATACATTTCGCTAGTATATCCGTGCTCGTTACATTGGTAGAATCCATTGGCAAACTCACCAAACTCTTTCAAAAGGTACTCTTTTGACAATCCCCATCCGAAAGCAATAGAATCAGCCATAAACTCAATTCCGTTTGAATCAAGAGCCATATTTACCAATTCTCGCTTACTCGCGGCGGAATCCCATTTCCCTTTATATTCTCCGCACAATCCCAATCTTATGGCATTACGCTTCAACGTCAATAATTCATTGCTATTCCCCATACCATTCTCTCAATCTATCGTTAATTAAAGTGTTAACATACGCATAGGTTTTATCGTACCCGACAAGTTCGTGACACTTGCGGACACATCGCATAGCAGATTTCTCATTGATGTCCGCGCGCTGTGCAATAACGGCATAGGAAAAACCATAGCGATTGTGCAGAACGTCAAGAACAAAGTTCCTTGCTACCGCTCTCGCAAAAGGAATGTTAGTATTGCCGACATACAAATCATCTGTATTCACTCCTTCCTTCTCCTCAATACTCATAGCCGTGTTCACTTGTTCGCAAACCATCCGTTCTACCTTATCCATCGTATCATTACCTAAGTATATCATAGCCGTTAAATCTTATTTTTATCTTTATAAACGTAACCTACCGTATCACAAGGGTATTTATCATCTGGTGACAATACACCAGCATCTTCCATCTTCTGCCTGAAATCCACAGAAACCATAGGAACTAACTTGTGCAATCTAGAACCATCGGCAGCAGCCCAAATCGGCTTTAGATACTGAACAGGATTCTTAACCTTTACACCATCCCATTTTATTCCGTTCTGAATGAATGGTATAAAGATACCGTCTCGCTTCACTCCGTTAGCATCACACATCCTTACTATCCTGTAATCTCGGAATAGTCCGTATTTCAGTTCAATATACCATTCATTATACATAAGCTATTCCTTTCCTTGATTAAGAGCCTCGGCTGCTTGCTCTGCCAATATTGCTTGCTGACCGTGCTCAAAGTTCTTCTTCAAGTCTTCCTCTGTCTCTTCGGAAACTGGAGTGTTCATTACAGTTTCCAAATCTTTCTGCATACGACCGATGTAATCAAATTTTTCTTTTGCAAATTTTGCTGCATCATCTGCATCAGTGAACGCTGTAATCGGATGAGTAATGTTGGCTTCTGTGATGATAACCATACTATCAAGCATATCCTGATAAGTAACATCTGTCTCAGGGAAAATATCATTCTCTTTCCCCTTTACTTCGTTCTTCATCGCGACAAGATTTTCAAGCCACGCGAATGTTGTAGTGGTAAGCGCGTGCCCTTCCATATCAACACCGCCCCAACGCTTAAAACGTGCTTCAAATCCAATATGTGTGTGGAAAATAGCACTATCCTTCAAAATTACGATGAAGAAATGACCGAAGTCGGTAACGCTTTCAACATCTTTTCTGTTGATTCCGACAACAACTTTAAGCAAACCTGCATTGTTGTCAACAGTCTTCTTTTTTGCAATTCTAGCCATAACTATATATTTATTTTTGTTCTACAATCGTTTTGTACTCGAAATTTCTACATGAAGGATTTTCTTTCGATGTGTATCTCTTCTCCGTGGTATTATGGCAAACCCCATCCTTGAAGAAGAAACAATCCTTGCAAGTATATATTAGCGGAATAATGTCTCCGCAAGCATCATCGTCAGGATTTGCGTATGTATATAAGTCTTTGCCCAAGCAATATGGGAACTCAGAATCTTCATCATTCAACAATACGCAATCCTTACAAGTGTATTTAGTCTGTGCCATGCTCCTTACGTTTTTGATATTCCATCAATGTCAAGATACAATAGTTAGCGCAATACAATATCTATGTCAGTACAGTCGTTTGCCATTGTTTTTGGTGCAAAGATAAGCATTTTTATCCACATGGCAAAATCACGATTTACATCCCTTAACGCAGACTTTTGACTTGCGGAAAATGCAAAAACGTATCTCCTGCCAGATAAATTGTTGAAGGGCGATAATAGCCAAAGGAGACTTGCTGGCAGCATCACCGAAAAAGGACTCGCAAAATGAGCTGTTTTAAACAACCTACGTCCTCACCGACTCAATCATTAAAGAGTTTGTAATGATGATGAAAATAAGCAAAATCAAGTTTATGCTTTATTAACGAGAAGTTTTCTATAGGGGTGCTGAGTAGTTAC